AGACCCCAACCGGAGTCACAGAATCCCAGAAGAATACGGCCAAGTGTGCCATGCGCTACTATACCGCCCAGGATATGACGGACCATTACTCTTTCTCCTGTGACCATGATTACCCCTCGCAGAGAGCGAGATTCGCAGAGGATATGACGGATTCTCAGCGAGCGAGAGGGCTATCCATGTCCAGCGAGCCATAGAGCCACGCAGATATGACGAGAGCCAGCGAGAATCCGCTAGATATGACGCGAGCTGAGCGATAGCGAAGCGAGCTAGACAGATTCCATCTGAGAGATAGAACTGGGCATATTGGGTAGATGCCAAGTTTGTCCTACCAATTCGCTGCATAGCGCTCTCAGATGCCAGGTTTGTCCCATAGAACTGGCAAATACCAACTAGATTACTCTCAAGCACCAACAGAATCTGCATAGCTCCTTCTTGCTCGCTCCAATTCTGTCCTGTACTCAGTTGGATATGACGCTCCTGACAAGCTGCGCTACAGACTCTTTCTATTGCTTTGCTTACCACTCTCTACTTGACTACGATACTATGAGCCACTAGGGGAACGATTGCCCTCGGGGATTGTCGTGGGATTCAACGATGCATGAACTTTCCAGATTGTCATGAGAATGAACTTTCCTATGCATGGTGTCCAGGCCGATTCTGAGATGTCCACTGGGTTGATGTGGAACGTTGGAGGATTGAGGCTCGTAGTATGATAGTCGGAGATGCTCGCTATAGTAATTGGGTGGCTTTCCGATTCGCCTATCCAGGCTTCCAGATGCCACTTGCGACTGCATCTATCGCAGATGAATTCCAGCAAGACTTGGACGAATCTCGCTTCATCGTAATACTCCAGCTCAAACATCGGCTTGAATACTGGGACTAGCTCTGTATCTTTCTCTGTCCTCAGAACTTCTCTTGGCAGACTATCGCCACCAGTCTTCCTGCGATTCATGGCCATTTCTGAACTCTTCCTGTGGTGCTTCGCTCTGGACATTGCTTCCCCTTCCTGTGATTTTTCTTCCTGAGTCGTCAAGCTCTCTTGTGTCTATCTTGTCTATCTTGCTGGCGTCTATCGTCATCGTAGGAGCCAGCATGTCGCGGAAGTCCAACAAGACTTCCAGGATTGCGTACAGAATATCAGCGTCGCCAGCGCGTCCTATTCTCTGCTTCAGCTTGATGCCTTGGAGTATCTCTTGTCTAGTTCTCATAGTCACTTGCCTCCTTCAACATGTCGCTCACCTTGAACGTCTCTTCACCAGTGGCTTCTTCGACTTCTTGCCTGGACAGAAGCCTGTTGTGGAACTTGTGATCCTTCGGGAAAGACTTCTCGGCGACCGGACCTATGAGCATCTGGCTTATCTCTTCTCTGGGAATTCCGCTCGCGTCTATGCAATGGAATACTCTATCGCCAGCTCCGGTTATCTGACTGAAGCAGCCTCCGAGGAACTTGCCGTCCTTTCCGGTATAGCTGATATAGATGTAAGTCATTGCCACGATCTCCCAGTCTCGAATATCGGCATTCCCGGCTCTTCCATCTGCCAGTCTGCGTCTGTAGGATTGTAGTGCTCCGCTTCCTGCTGGACTAATAGAGTTACGTCGTTGATGATGAGCCTGTCTTCGGCGAAGCTGAATATCCTGAATGGCGTAAGCCAAGCGGAATGCGACGATAGACTGCAGGTCTGGAACTTGTAGAGCGACATCAGGAGAACAGTCCAGCTGGTGAACACTCTGAAGAACTCCTTGCTGCCTTTGCTCTCTGGCACATGATGGACTATCCAATAGTGGGTTATCAATTTCCCCTCCAGAATTCTGATTCGGCATTCGCTGGTCCGGTATCGGAATATCGTATCCCGGATGTTGGGTCTACGTACCAGCTTCTGCCTCCCATCACTGGCGTTGCAGTGAATTTGAAACTGCTCCATCCGCCGTTAGAACATCCCGGCGGAGGCGGCAATTGATGCGCATCTTCGCCATGCGAGAACGTGAACTGGTATCCGTAGATTATGCCATTGGGAGCGTAGGCCATGTTCAGCATCTTCGGATTGTCGCATGTGCGAGGTTGACCTGGGTAGCCAACTAGGAATAGCGGATCTGCGAAGCCATTTCCGTATGTCATGTCGTACCACGATTCGCCAGCCTGAACCGCTCTCATCATGACAAGAGCGTTCTGTGCTCGCTGATAGCGCATCATGGTTACGATGTTCGGCAGAGCTATCGCCAGCAGAACGCCCAATATTCCCACCGCAACAAGTTCTGCCAGAAGCATAGCCATGCCAGCTTCCTTGGATACTCTGACTTTGCCTCTGCGATGGGCATAGCGCGGCATCCTGCGATTGAACGTATTGCGCGGGTCCCAGCCTCTTGAGATCAGCTCAAAAGCTAGAACCGCCAGTATGAACAGAATTACGATTGTGAACATGATTATTCTCCTTGTACCCTAGTGTATCCGTCTTCGAACGCCTCTGCCGGTGAGAATGACTTGTAGCCATCCTTATAGACGACGTAGTATCCTCCCACGTAAGGCAAGTGCTTCTCGTAATACTCTTTCGAAACTTCGAACGAATCGTACCCCTCCTCTTCTGGAGTAATTGTGACATTTGAGATAGATACTCCATCTACCGCGAAGTGCACAGCCATTTCTTTGATCTTTAGAGCCTGCACTTCTTTGTGACACTGATATTTCGGTAATTCTTTCATGATTGTTCTCCTTTAGGGATTGCCTAGCATACAAAATTTCGCACTCTACACATGATGGAGGCACGAGGAGGGAGCCCGTGGTAAGGCGATAGATTTTCCTACGTAGGGTAAGGCATAACAATTTCCATCTGGGGAATTCTACCGATTTTTGACGGGAATTTCTGCGCTTACGAATGCAGGAACAGATATGCGAGTGTGGCGAGGCACAAACCAAGAAACAATCCTACAAAAAAGCCGCTCAAATGCTCTCGCCACTCCACGCATCCTCCGTTTAGAACTCTTGCATCGATATCTCTGCCTGCAGATTGAATATCTGCGTGAATAAAAACCGTTCCCGATCTATCAGTCGATCTCGCTCTACCCCATGGTGTCTGATCGTAATTCTGTGCTCACGCAATTCGTCGAGCGCTCTGAGAATTTTCTCTATCTCGATGTGTGGCTTGAGCATACTTTCGAAATCAGCATGGTCAAGAAACCTCCAGTTCTCGTCTGTACGCTTGCGCAGCATTGACATTACTATCGTCGCCAGTCGTGCTTCTGAACTGTCTCCATCTATGATTCTACCACTCATGTTTTTGGCCCCTGAGTTCTACTCCTTAAGTAGTGCGGCTACGTCCTTCTCCTTATCCTCCGGGGCGCAGAACTGGACAATTACTGAGAGATTGCGGATGCGCTTGTCGGTCGCAACTTGGTTATCGTTCACTTTCTTTCCCACACCATTGATCTGTTCACCAAGATTCTTAAGTCCTCCCTCCACTTTCTGCTCGAACCTTCCTTGGTTCATACCGGCTCTTAGAAGGAATATGGCTGCGGTCGCAGCGGAGCTACCAATCGCCAGAATGAAACTCTCAAGCGTCACCAGCGCTCCTTGGTTTCTGCTTCGCTCTCCATTCCTCTGTCTGTATCTTAGTAAACTTCAAGATCTCCTCCAAGAAACTTTCATCGTATACTGTGCCAGCTAGAGGTGCAAACACATACTTCATCCAGCCTCTGAAGAAACGAATGAAGCCTAGAGCGGCTCCGGTGTCTACGTTCTCAACTTCCCACTGACGTGTCTTTGCGTTCTTTGAAGTTGTTTCTTTGAAGTAGAGACAACTCATTCATGCTCCGTGTCCTCATCGTTATATCTGGCGCGGTCTGACTTGCGCTTTGGGACTTCGCGGAGTTGCTGGCCGATTCCGTTGACCCGCCCGGAGAGTCTTTCTAGATCTTCTTTCCAATCACCGCGATGGCGTTCTAGGTCTTCTTTCCACTCACTACGATAGCTCTCGATTCGCCGCACTATGGCGAACATCCAAGAGAGCATGCCACCCACGACCGCTACAAGGATGACCACGATACCTCCAATGATTGTCGCTATAATAGTCGCAGTGGCTTCACTCATCTAAATCCTTTCTTTCTTGCTAGCACCCCACCCTCTTGGATTTACTTTTCCTGTAGGACGTGGAGCGGCGTTGTGGTCTTCTACAGGAAGAACTCTTGGCTTCTGGAGCTGGTCGCCATCCTGTGGCTTGAAAGGCTCCATGGACTCTTGCGTCTTTTTCTTCTTTGGCAAGTAGATGCTGTTCGCTAGGATTTCAGATCTTCCCTGTTCATTGCTGTTGTAGAACTTGACGTAATATTTTATGCCTGCTGGGTCTCTGTAGTATCCACCAACGTTGCTGCCTTCGGCCGCGCCCACCTTGCTCCACGTGGATATGTCCTTCGCCTTGTGGATGCCCCATCTTTGTCCTTTGATTCCGTGTTCAGTAAATCGACTCTCAAAGGGACCTCCGGTCGTCTGCTTCGCGGGGGAATCGGCGTATCTTTTTCTTGGACTCGTGGCCTAGATTTCCGGAGCTGAGCGCTTGTCTGGCATCAGCGATGATTTCGCCCCGGTCCATGCTCTTCTGATCTCGTCTTTTATCAGGAGTTTGCACACGGTCATTTTTCCGCCCGATGGCCCTACGTTCATATCTGAGATTCGTTGCTTCACGCTTAATACCAGAAGCAATATCTCTAGGATCCTGTCCTCTGTAATGGTCCCGTCTTCCAGAGCTTGCGTCAACCTCTGTGCCTCGCCAAGGATTCCTCTTATCTCCCATTGAAGCATTGTGAGTAGTTGCGATTGTTGAGCCTCTCGCTGGGAACGCCGTTCCTGGCGCAGTCGCCGAAAGTCCTTCGTCGTCTTCATCTTCTGCCTCTGTCAAATAGCCCTGGTCTCCAGTCAGAGCGTCCGTACTGTCTGACTGTTTGCTGCTGGAGGTAGCACCGGGAAGTCTGCCCATCCCCATACCACTTGCACCCTTGCCGCTACCTCCAGAGCTTGTACCACCACCCCCAGTGGCAGACTTAGAATTGTCTACGCCCTTCGTCACCTGCTGGTAGGCTGTGTTGAGCAAGACTTGTTTCATTGCATCTTCCATAGCTATCTGCTTCTGCTCTTCGTCGTAATTGTAGCTAGTCATCTGCATTTCTTTAGCGGCGGCAGTAGCAGTCCTGCGATGAGACCACCAAGACATAGATTCACCGAACGCGAAGTCCTTCAGCTTCTCAGATCTGTTTTCCTCCGCTAGACTTGGATACGTAGTTTCTATCGTTACTTCTACATCTTGTGGGAGCTGACCACGCTCTTTGATCCTCTGGAACAGTCGCTGAGCGTCTTGCAGGAAGAACTGTTCCATCAGCTCTTGGTAGTCCTCGAACGATTTGATGTCCGGCTCGGTGCCGACCAATGCGCCAGCCTTCCCACCGTCTGTAGACATGCCAAGATATTCTTTAGACAGACCAGCTCCCATCGCGGCCAATGTCATGAAGATTTCCCAGTCTCCAGACGCATCGTTGGCTCCGATTTCTACGTTGACTCCTTGGAGTTCTGCCGCCTTGTTATGCACGAAGAAGGAGCCCGGAGTGGGCGGAGTGCTGAACTGTTGTTGAACAGCCTGCACAGCTCCTAAGTCTCCCTCTACCGCCACGTCGAGAATAAAGAGATTGGCCATCTTGTTTCTCACGACGCGATCGGATGCCCATTCCTTCAAGCGCTTCAACCAACCAAGGATTGCGAACAGCTCTGATCTGCCTCGCACTTCGCCAGAAGTGGAATTGATTTTCATGTGATAGTAGAGCGCAGCCGGAACTTGGCGAATAATGAATTTGATCGTTGGGACTGGCAGGTCTACATACCACTGGTAACGAGTTGGATATTGCTGATGGAGGTAGAACTCGTTTTCGCAATCGTCAGGATCGGTCACTACTTCCCAGACAGTGGACGGGTCTATCTGGCGAATCTTGAGTCCCCAAGGCGCGTCGAAGTAGCGAATGAACTGCTCTCCGAAAGTCAGCAGGTCCTTGAGAATTTGCTTGCTGCGAATATGCAACTGGTTCTGCGTCCAGTGCTGGTCCAATTCAGATTGGCATTGCTCAGTGAAATCTTGTATCGTAATAGGAGGCTGCTTTCCTGTGCCAACTAATTTGGAAGCGAGCTGCGCAGTGTCTTGCTTCGCTTTGAGCCTGTCGCTCTTACGGATTGCTCTCTGGACTGTGAGCTTTACTCCCTTGCCTAGGACGAATTGCGTTATGACCTTGATGATGCGCTTTGCAACCGGATTGTGCGTGCTCGCCTCGAAGCATTTGGAGTGCATGTCCAAATAGTCAAACCAATATAACTGCTTGTTGAACGGGCCAGCGATAAGAGGAGTAAAGTCTGGCTGTCTACCAGCTAGGGAGCCGGACATGCCACCGTCCCAGTTCGGCTCCATTGTGAAGCTGTCTTCCTTGAGACGCACTCCGCTGCCAGCGAAGGACTCTTGCAGGCGCTTGAGTTCCTTGTCGAATCCCTTTTTCTGGAGTCCTTGGATAACCGTCTTGTCCACCTTGTTGATGGCGTAGACCAGGCGTGGATTGAGCCTGACGCCCGCTATCGTTGCGTCGCTTTCACGCAGACGAGTTTTGTTTCCAATCCCCACCAGACGCTCAGCCACTGCCTTGGCTTCTCGGAGCTTCTTGTAGTGTGGACTGGCGATATAGTCCAGCATCGTAGGATAGTGCGCTTCTCTGAAGACGCCGCGCTTCATCTGCTCCATTGTGGACACGATTATCTTGGCGTCTATGTCCATCACGACGGCTTCCTTCAGATATTGTATCTGCGTCTGACTGGACTCGTCGGGATGGGACAACGCTTCCATTTCCTCTCGAGTCGGCGGCAAGACCAGCGGATTGGTGATGAAGCCATATGGCGCTATAGGCTTGATGCCGTAGTTTGTAGTCAGCAGAGGAGCGCCTTCGTCCTTGTAGTCCTTACCGTCGTTGAACGCGTCTTTGTTCGCGTTGGCGGTAATTGCGCCGGACTCCTTGCGAATGAACGGGAGCGCCTGACCCTTGATGGGAGGCGCGTTCGTAGGATTGTTGACTGAGGTTGCCATTATTTCTCCCAATCTTCATCTTGAGCATCATCAGATGCGTTGTCTGCATGAGTAGATGCGTTCCAAGCACGCCAAGAAGCAGTTTCAGCCTTTCCATGTTTTCCACGATTCCCAGGATCTTCCATCGCTGCACGATGCGCTTCAGAAGCTTCAGAGTGTAGAGTCGAAGCTCTGTCATGCAGGTTAGCGGCTCTGTCGTGATCGTACTGTTCTTCTTCCTTCATCTTCTCATAATGCTCATTTTCTGCTCTGTCGTGCTTGTCTGCAGCAACAAGATGTTTCTTGTTCTGCTTAAGATCTAGAGCCGACTGTCGTGCGTCAGAGACTTTTTTAGATTTCGCCTTTGGATGCCGTCCGCCTTGCGGTCCTGAGCCGGGTCCGCCTTCCTTTGTCTTTGGCGTTTGGATAGTAGCAGTGAAGAATCCGCTGCCGTCGGGGAGCTTGTGCATAGCGCCTTCCCGCAGTCGCTTCACGCTAGTCAGTTCGTGCTGTTTGAAAATCGGCAATCCATAATATCCGCCCATTGCGTCCTCCTATAGAGTTACCTTTAGAACTCGCTTTTGAATTCGTCGTACGGATCTACATTCCTGCCCGTGTGTATTCCCGGGATGGTCCACCTGCGTCCTGTGCCACCAGCTACTGCGATGGCGAATCCCTTTGTCAGTCCGCCAGCGAATTCCTTCGCCACGAACTCTGGGCCAGTGCACATCAGCACTACGCCGATGACTGCGTCTATCGTGTCGTCATTTTCCCCGTATGGCGCGTCCAGTGCTTCCTTCACGAATCTTCTAAATGCCGGATGTGGCGTCAACTCGCCGTTGGGTTCTCGCACGCCGCGCATTCTGACTCTACCGGACTCGAAGTGTGGCGTGCCCAACTGCCACTTGTAGAGCTTGTCTCCTGGATATGTGACTGGGACTACTGGCAAACCGATTGCCCATGCTTGCTGTCCTAGCGCCCACTGGTACGCATGGTTTTCAATGCCGATGGAAACTGAGTGCCATTGGCAATGTTCTCGAGCGAGGACCTTGACCTGATCTGGAAATGGAATCTGAGCGCGGTACAGGTCCAGCAAATATACCAGAGCGTTGACTCTAGACGCGGTCGCCAGACAGAACCAGTCGGCTATGACTGTCCCATCTGGACGCTTCCGTGCCTGCGGGTCTTTGTCTGAGAGGAGCGCTAGATCAGCGAACTGTTGAGGTCTTAAGACTAGCATCAGTGTCCACGCAGTCTACTTGGCTCCTGTTGACGAAAAAGCTTCCTGGCTCTCTTGTTCACTCGCTCAAGGTCGTCGAATCTAGAATCTTTTGGCTTTACCTCTGGCTTTTTCACTTCGGTCAGTCTTTTCGTTGCCATCAGTTTTCTCCCTCTTTAGTTTTCTACGCAAGCGAATCCAATCGTAATCGGGATCGTCGCGTATGTCTACCACTACTTCGTTCGGCGTTTCCTTTACTACTTTTGGCATTAGTCAAATTCTCCTTCATCGTAAAATCTCACTCTGTTGCCCTTGTCAGCTTTTGCGTTCAAGGCAAATTTCATTTTCTGGTTCTTCACCAGAGGCACAACTTCTTTTTCGCTTTCGTACTCGTCAAAGATATGGTTTGTTTTGTAGCTTAATAGAATATCTTTTCCATAGAAGAAATTCCTAGAACAGAACACTGTCTCACCTAAATCTTTAGAAGTGTCCTTTGAGGTGCTCCAATGGTCGGAATGATTGAACAAGACAGTGACGTAGTCCTTGCCTTCTTTTTCTGCCTTCCTAACGATCTTCTCCATCTTAGCCGTGTCTATGCCACGGAACAGATGTACGTCTTTGTTCTCGCCATAGTAGATTGCATTGATGGCGTTTTCTATTAGGAGGCCTTTGGCGTTCATACTTCTGACATTCCCAGTGGCAATTTCCTTCGCTGCTAGGCGCAATGGATGGTTCTTACCTCCACCATCGTCTGCCCAATCTTCAATATGCCCATGGAACGAGTTGTAATCTTTTTCTGAGAAGCCAGCGGCATCGAACAGAGCGTGGCGATATATTCTAGAAGGGTCCCATGCCGTCTCATCGCTATCTTCACGCCTATCCGTTTCCTTGTCTAGCCACTTAACTCTATCCTTAAGTTCTGACATCTCGTCTTTCATGCTAGCTATCTTTTCACTTATCGCCGCTTTCTTTTCGCTAGAGGCATAGTATTTCTTGTCGCGAAGGTCGTCTATCTTATCTTCAAGTCTTTCCAGACGATCGCTCTTTTTTTCCAACTCTGAGTACAATTTGTCAAGGTTAGAGCCGCCCGAAATTCCCTTCTGCTCTTCATCTCTACCAGCGTACATCAAGGCGCTGAGACCAGCCTGCTTTTCTGCCTGCTTGACAAGCTCTAGAGAATCTCTCTGAGTCCTAATATCTTTGTCTTTCAGCTTCAAGGCTCTGCCTTTGGATTCAGGCTCGTCCTTCTGCTTGTGATGATGCCATTTCTGTCCCTTTATGCCATGTTCAAGCAAGCGAGTTCCAAATTCGTCTATGCGACGGATGGCTTCTCTATGCCCAGTAAAATTCTGGGGCCACTTTTCTGCGCGATCGTCGATATACAGAGCCGCTGGTGGCTTGATGTTCGTCACCTCGTAGGCTTTGACTCCTTGGCCTTTGAGCCATCCAAGGATTGTGTCATGCATTTGCTCCGGCCTCGCCGTGAGGACCACCAGCTTAAGACCAGAAGCCACGATACGCTTCGCCAGTTGGATTCCTGGCTGGAGTGGAGGTCCGATCTTGTCTATGGAATCGCCGGTTCTATGGAATGACAGCACGCCATCGAAGTCCATGCAAACAGTGTAGTCTTTCCCCTGGCCGCCAGCTCTCGGCAGCTGCTTCTGGATGTACTGTATTTGCGTGACAGGGTCTGGATGGATTTGCTGCTCCTGCTCCAGAAGCCTGCGTTCGTAAAGGAGATCGGCGTCAGTCATAATTTCCTCACGCAAGATTTATATTAGACCCATAATGATCGCTCAGGAACTTTTTGTAACTCTCCACTTCTTCGCGCATTACTTCTACGAGGATTTCGTAGTATTCCTGTTCTACGATGATTCCTTTTCTCATAAGGAGTCTGGCGAGAGCTGAAGAATCCACCATCGAAGAGTTCACACCAACTCTCAGATGCTTCGGCTTACACTCAGAATCGTCCACGTTCATCTTCGCAGCCACACCACTTTGCATAGCATGACAAAGAGATTTGTACTCTTCTTTTAATTCTTCTAGCGATTTCATGCTGCCTCCGGGAGGAGATAGAAATAGGAGTCCTGATCGTTCAGGTACAGCTGGTCTTGATTGAAGAGATGGAGCCAGTCCTTTTTGAACACTCCACCTTCTTCGGCGTTGATTTCGTTCTGCTTCTCTCTGTCGAATACCGACGCTCCAGAACCGGCTCTGTCTAGCAAAAGCTCTTTGATCCCCCACCCAAACACTTTTGGCTGCTGACCTATTTCCTCGCCCGTGTCTTGATCGATCACTGGCGTCATCTCAATTTCGCCCTTCTCGTTTAGAGCTTCCGTCGAGGGCCACAAGACTTCGTAGTCATCTGTCAAGAGTTCCACGTCTACAATGATTTCCTCACTGCGCAGCTCTGACATATTGCGGACATGCCTGCCCTTGTCTGTCTTGTAGAGCCAGCCTTGTATCTGTCTGTTCGTAGACCTGTCGATTATCATCGGATACTTGATAATAGCTCGCTCGATGTTCTTTTTCCAGAGCGGCGACTGTATCAGCGTGTTGAAAAGGTCTCGTCTGTTTTTACGAGTCCCAACAACCCGGATTCGAGTATATGTTTCCCTAAGATTCCAGACCGTGCCCCAAAACCAGTTCTCGACAGAATCCATACGTTCAGTATTCTTCGTGTTTTCGTCATCGAGTGGGTCATCAACGTTGATAAACTCAAAATGCCCTCCGGTGATACCGCCCAGTACTCCTGTCTTTTCATAGGTGTGGTCTTTCTCGATATTGATCGCGGTGTCCTTGCGCTTGCAGGCGAAGTAGCCCTTGAGCCAGTGGTCAGAGTCCTGTATGTTTCCGAAGTCTTCGCGCAGGTAAGGATTCCTCTCGATCGTCTCGCGAACCTGATTAGCGTATTTGGAGGACTGGTCGTCTGTCTTGGAAATTTGCAGGAAGCGGAACTTCACTTCTTCCAGATTGTTCTTCACGAAGTCCGCGTATATTTCGTACAATGGATGGCCGTAAGAGAATATCCACGACTTGCCATGATCTCTAGGCGCTAGGTCCAATAGATATTTCACTCTCCACAGCTTGATCCATTTTTGCTGGTGCATCGGCAGCTTGAAGCCAAGGTAATAGGTCAGGAAGAACTCTGGCGATAAAGAAACCATCTGTCTTCTGAACTGAGGCGACATATACTGACGCATCAGCTCACGAACGCCAGCGATTCCTTTAGCTTGTCGAATCTGATCGTACAGCTTCTGCTTCGACGATTTTTTGTATTTCGGTATTGATACCATTCCTCGGCTCCGGCAAACTCTTCAGAACTTTCGCGTTGATTACCTTTTCCTTGTGTTCCGGCGCTCCTATGGCTTTGCCTGTAAGAGCGTCTACGAAAGCCACCATCAGGTCCTTGTCTACGATTTGGTGTTCCACCTTGCCAACCACACCGTGCATGACCGAGCCGCTGACATGTTTGTTCTGCTCCACATTCTTTTTGTAAAGCCCACGGCCAGATAGCAGCTTGACGGCGGCGTCGTGTGCGAAGTACGGATCGGCGCTGTCTAACGAACTTTCTACGACCTGCACTGCTCTGCCAACCTTCGCGTCCAGCCTCCCTTCTGTGACTAGCGCCTGCTTGTTAGCGTAGCGTAGATAGTAGTGTTTGAACTTTTCGTGCAGATGCAGCCAGCGATACCACGTGTTGTGATGGATATCTACTTTGCGGCACATGTCATTGATGGTCATGCCGTTGACTACGAGCCTGATAGCCCGCTTCTGTTTCTTTGTTAACTTGTTATAGTTTCTGGGAATCCTGCCGCCTTCGACGCTGACTCCCATGAACATTTTCTTCTTCTTTGGCACAAGTTCTGGAAAATCCTCAGGCAGACGCGGAAACCTGCGTGGGCTAAGACGCGGGAATCTACGAATCTTCTTTTTCATAGCGAGGCTCCATGCCTATAGAGTTACTTCTGTTTCGGCCAGTAAATGTCTTTTCCCAGCACTAGAATCGCAGCCTGAAAAAGGCCCAGCAAATGGGCTGGGCGTAGAGGTATTATGACTTCGCTATTTATCAGCGTAGCCTGCCATTGCACCTCAGGGTCGCCATTCCCTTTTTCTCGTATGATAACCCGGAGCTCTACTCCTTCTGTGCCCTTAATTTGGCTTGGAGGTTGAGTCTGGTTCGGTTGGGATAGGTCCGGCTGGTTCTGTTCTGACATTGATTGTGACTCCTTCTGCCGTGATTTGGATGCCGAACTGTTGCTGCAAAGAATGCAAATAGTTTTCCACGTTCTTGACCGTTCTGTTGAGCAGTTCTATTTCGTCGGTAGCGAGCACGTCTGCCAGTTGTCTTGCGATGTCTTCGGTTTCATTTCCTCGCAGAGGAGCTATGTTCAAGCGAGCGTTCAGGTAAGTACTCTCTGCCTTCCTTAAGATTTTAGACATGGCCGTCAGTTTCTCTTGCAGCATCCCACTGAACTCTATGACTTGGCAGTTCGTGAGGATTGTCTGAACGTAACATTGCACATCCAGAGGGCCGAGGCCCAGATCTTGGCCGGTCTTTTCGTCTATGATGTGCTCGTTCTTGGTGTGAAAATTGGCATACGAGGACAGGCGAGATACAAGCAGGCTGAGCTTGTGATCTAGCTCTTCTCGTTCTGGTGTCCTCATTGGCCTTTTCATTTGTGCCACCTTCTTGTCGAACTGCTCTGTGTCGGACGGGATGTGCGCGTCCACGTTTATCTTCTTGTCAGGCATTCCTCATCTCCTGTTTTGTGAATTTCCTACCGAAAACCCAATGCTCCCAAAGTTCTTTAAAGAAATCTAATTCTACAGTGACTAATGGCGCAATAAAATCTTTGCGCTTGAGCTTCAGTCCTGTCTTGCCCTTGATTTTCTTGCGTAGCTTTTTCCACTTGATAGTCCCTTTTTTGGTAGCAGGTATCTTAGAAGCCAAGATTAGATTCTTCCCGGTCTTGCCATATTTCAGCTTCGCTTCTGAGAAAGTAGAATGCACGTTGATGGTTTTGCGCTTCTTGCACTCGATGGCGACGGTCTTCAATTTGGGAAACCGTTTGCGCAGTTTCTTGGGAAAGAAAACGTCTGTCGCTTCCTTACCATAAGACTCCATCGTCCTCAGGCGACGCTTGCCGCCCAGAGCCTCTGCTACTTCTCTTTCGAAGTTTTTCCAGCCACTAACATTTGCCACGGAGTACCTCCGAAAGCCAGATCGCTTCTGACAATTTTGTTTTCACATGTATAACCTTCCAACCCAATTTTCTTAGACAACGATCTCTTGTCCGCTCTTTGCTCTTATCTCTATGCCAATATTTTCCATCTACCTCTACAGCTATTTTCTTTTTCGGATGAGCAATGTCCACAGAGTATCGAGACACTACATGCTCTAAACGAATCCCTTTACACCTCCTAGCGCACAGACTTTTGAAAATAGAAATCTGTATTGCAGAAGGATATTTGTGACTCTCGTGTACCAGCTTTTGGAATTCAGGATCGTCTTTATGAGACTCCCAAAGTTCCTTTCCACGCTCTACTAGCTTCGATCTAAAACTATCAAATTTTTTCCTATAGCCTAGAATCCTAGCGCGCTTCCCTTTTCTAAGAACTCTAAGCATTTTTCTACGATATGATGAGTTCTTCCATCTTAAGCGATTATATTTCTTAGCAATTCTGCTCATCATCTCAGCTTGGTCTTCCTTGGTCCAGTCACTCACGTTAGCCATTTGCATCCAGCCATTTTTAGAATCAGTAATAGCAAGGCGCAAGCACAGAACCCGACTATAATGCCATACTTGAACGCTTTTTCAGCATGCTCTTTGGCTTCTTCCAGGTCTACCACAGGCGGCATCACATCCTCCTCTTGTTCTTGCGCTTGACCTTGATTCTAGCCTTTTGGTTGTTGCCGACCCTGACATCCGCTTCGTTCACCTTCTTCGCCTCTCTAAGCATACCTTTCGTATACTTGTAGAGTTTCCTGACTTCCTTTCTCTTCAGATCATGCTGCTCCCCAAGTATGGCACAGAGACGTCGGCTTTCAGCTCTAGACTTTGCATTGTGCAAGGTGTCATAGATAGCTAGACCTATTTGCATTTCTCTAATTTCTTTTGTGGAGGGGATTTTGATTGTTGTGCCACCGAATACCAGAAAGAATTTTTCTGTAAGCTCCGGCCCAAATATTCTCAGAATCTCAGACGTCAAGCTCTGCGGAAAAATTTTGGCCAATCTTGTGATGAGCGATCGCACCAGCGTTCTCCCTCGCTTTCAATAATTGAGCGCGAACCACTACGAGACTGAATTGCATGTAATACTGAATCGCCTTTCTGTCGAGGCCTATCCTCTTCAGATCGGTCACGACTTTGTTTTTATCAAAGAACAGTTCTCCACTGGATATAAATTTCTTCAGACGCTTGCAGGCTTTTCTATGGAGCCTGACCCTAGCGGGTCTGAATGAATTTGGATTGTTGAGCGCTTTGACAAGCTGACTCTGAATTGTAGTTATGATATGCTGGTTCTCAGGAGTCTGGAACTTTTCGTACGAGCTGGCTTCAGCCTCACGCTGTATCACTTCGTCCGTGGACAAGGACAAGTTCGGTCTGCCAAGTCTTTCGGCGTGGGTACGACAGGTATTGCAGATGACGGTCCATAGAAATCCAAATGCGTCGCCGCGGTGGCTGTCGTATTTGCCAAGCGCGTACATGACTTTCAAGGCGCATTCCTGTTTCAACTCGTCTCTGTATCTGTAGAGTTTCATTCGCGAGATGGCAGCGTCCATGAGCGGAATGGCTTTTTCGACTATCTTGTTTCGAAGAGCCACGTCTTTCTTATGACGAGAAAATCTTTGCAATAGCTTTGTCACTCTTCGATTGTTCAGAACTGGCATTATGGTATCTCCAATGTTGAGACTCCGTGCTTTTTTCTTACTGTCCAGACTTGACCTATTGAATGCTTGATTCCGGCATTATGTGAAATAACGAAAACGCTTCCTCGTTGGCTTGTAAGGATATCCAGAACAGCTCGCTGTCCCGAATCATCAAGGCCATCAAGGAGTTCATCGACCATGAGCAGATTAGAACAGCGTGCAAGCCAACTAAACACAAGGAGGCAGCAGATGTCGATCCGTCGCCTGCCTCCTGACGACTCGCCAAGATAACTGGCAGAATTGAGCTTGGATTTGTAATGCAAATGGAAAGACTCACGCTCGTCCCCCTTCTTCGTAGTTTTGCTGGGGCGGAATTCTAGCTCGACCGGTGAGTGGAACACTTGCGAAGCGTATTCTTGCAGCTTGGTGTTCATGGCCGGAAGGATTTCTCTCATGACTAGCGTTTTCACTCCCTTGTTTCCAAAGCCTACCTCCCAGAACGACAGAGCTTTGATGCGCCTCGTAAGCTCTACGCTCTTTTGCTTCAGCACCAACATTCTCGATAGAGATTTGGAATATTGTAATCTTGCCTCCTCTATTTGAGAGGAGAACGGATCCCCAGGGGTTAATCTGGATATACGTTCAAGTATCCCCGCTCTCCTCTCGTCTAGCTTATCGTGTTGATGCCGAACGTGTTGTTGCTTTCTGTGCAGGTCCTTTAGGACAGACGACCCATACGCCAACCTCCTTTCATATTTCGACGCAAGAGCAGAGGACTTCTTAAAGTCTCTCTTGATCTCTTTCAGGTCGGCTCTCAAATGCTCTAGGAGCTTCTCTCCGGTCAAGCCTGATACGATCTGTCCGCATGTTGGGCATTTCCTACCAGTGAGAGATTTCCAAGAGAGTATCTGCTTGCGCAGTTTATTGAGAGAACGACGAGCAGCGTCTGAGTGGGAATTAGATTTGTTCAGCTTGGTTGAGAAGTCCTCTACTCGCTTTTCAGCCCCCTCAATCTCTTTGTCATACTTCCTGACATTTGGAAGCACGATGGCCTTGAGCTGCTTCTTCAGCTTCCGGCGTTCGTCTCTTTCCTTGTCTCTGAAAAGTTTTGCGCCAGCCAGGAGCGTAGCTGTCTTTTCCCTATACGTACTTACTTCGCCTTCTGCCCTCACTAGAGCCAGCTTGGTTTCTGTAAGATTTTCTCTGGACTTGCGCAGCAGCTCTTTCGTCCGCTCCTGCGCGAGCTCGAATTTTTCAAAACTCAGGAAGGAGTCGAGGATTCGCTTCTGGTCAGAATCTGATAGAAGGGCGAACTGGCGTCTCGCTCCATCAAAACCTCCAAACACTGTCGAATTGACAAATGCCGCAAAGTCACAGCCAAGTATGCTTTCGAGCTTAGACTGCGCATTCTGCTCGTGCTTAAAAGATATTTCTCTATCACCTCTAAAGATTCTAAGTCTGTTTTGGAATTTCGAATCTCGTCTGTAACGGATGAACCTGAAAGCGCTCTCATCGAGCTCAACCACTGCAGACACTCGACAATTTCGTTTAGATTTTCTATTGACAACGGCATCGTGCTTTACTCCTCTCAAAGTTTTCCCGAACAGGCACCACAAGAGTCCTTCCAGAATAGTGCTCTTGCCTGCCATGTTGCTTACGGCTCCACGGTCGTCCTCGTTCTTGCCCTCTATGCGAACAATGCCTTGCCCAGACAGAGGGACGACTGTCTTTTCACGATAACTCATGAAATTTTGCAGAACGAGTTTGCGGAAATGGATCATAGCTATTTCTTGCTTTTCTTGTACACTCCAACGTCTTCTTCTTGACACCGCTCACAGCCACAAGAGTCTAGATGGTCTTCACCGTGTCCTCTGGTGTAACCGATAGCGTGTCTGACACGATTCTCCCACTCGTTTACATAACCTTTTCCGCTCATGTCACAGCATTCAGCCACGTTTCCAATTATTAAAATCAATTCGTCTTTGCTTTTGGCTTGCAGGTTAGTCTTGAAAACCTTCAAATCTTGAGGTGACCCTGGAGTATCGTAGTCTAATCTTCTCATCATAATTCTCCATTGAAAATTTTCCAGCCGAGCCTTAGCAGTCTGCCACTCTGCGCTTCGCTCTTCACGTTGGAAGATACGTACTTCTTCATGGCCTTTTTGAAATTCAGCGATCTGGAGTCCTGCACATCCTCTCGCTCTTCCGGCGCTCTGTTGATGATGTACTGAAATCCTACTCTCTTTGCGACCATACGAATATCCTGTTCTGAGAGTACGGTGCCAACTGGGGTAATAGATACGTAATCGGCGGCATATTTTCTGGTTGCTTCAAGAAGTGAACTGCGGTCATTTGCCCGGACTCGTCGAAATCTAGGGAAGCTGGTGAAAATTTTCTCTGTCTTAAATACTCCTCCTCTATCCACACCGATCTCCCAGACGCAGGGTCTGTGAATTTCACCAAAGCTATGTTGTATAGGGGACCCGAGGTAGTAGACCGGGGGACGCTTTGCAAGTCGCTGTCTTGTATGATAATCGGAGAGAAGGACCAGTCCAAATTCCTTGTATCTAATGTCTCTGAGCTTGACTGGAGATCTGAGAAGGTAATTTTTTGGTCCTGTGACTCCTCCTTGAACACCGTAGTGTAGGACGAGGCAGCGGCTCCTGTCAGCCTTAAGATTTCCAATCGTTTCTCTAAGTCTATCTGGAGATACGCACCAAGGAACCACCTGTACGCAACCCCATACCAGCGTCGGTTCTTCCACAATAGTGGCGACCCCTCGGAGTGCGCGTAACGAATTAAGCACTCGTCCACCAGATTCGCTGTGAACGTCGTGATTTCCGATGTTAATAACCGTATGGATTCCTGAATCTCTAATTCTTTCGAGCTCTGTGTAGAGTCCATCATACACCTCTATTTCTATGTAGTCGCATTCCTCAAGGATATCTCCATTGAGTAGAATCTTGTTGATGCCACGCTCCAGCGCCGTCTTACGCAAGAAGCTCAGCACTCGCAAGCAGTTTCTGAGTCTAGAGTTCATGCCAGATTTTGTCGTATAGGCGAACTGGCGCCATGCGTGGATTTGCAAGTCGCCAGTCGCCAAGAATTTCACTAGAAGTCGCCTCCGGCTCCTCCGCCACCACTTTGGCCTCCGCCGAAATCAGGTGTCGAAGGAGGATCAGGAGCTGGATAAGGAGTTGGATCTGGACTGCTCGTTGTACTCGTTGTGTCTATGAGTGCTGGTGTGAACGCACTGGCCGTGTCGAATACGGATGTGCGTGATACTTCGTCCTCTTCGTGAAGGCGCTTTTTGCGTTTGCACTCTTCGCAGCGTGGGTCATATGTTGCGTGCTTATGACAGTGAATCATGTTCTTATTCTCCTTTGTCTTCATGTTACTTCGAACTCGTCCGTGAAATGCAGAACCGATACTGGAATCCACATTTCAGTAGTAGCTTCTTTAACTACCATCTCCATGAACATTTCCTTCGTTTCCTTAACAGAGTAGCGAGCCATAGTTATGGACCTAGGATTTATCCAGATTTCAGTTCCGATGGCCGCTTCTGGGAAATTGAACCTCCCGCTATCAGAAGTCTGCTTCTTGATTGTAGCTTTCTGTTTGATCAATGTATTGTCTCCACGCGCGGGAACCTTCTGACCCCGTCCTTGTTGAGTAGATGCTTTTCACCTTTCATCACATCTTTCACATTCTCTAGATTTATCCCATAGCGCTCTGCTAGGAAAGTGAACTCCTCTATGTCGTGACGGATACATTTACGATAGTCCGGAGCGCCTTTTACAAATCCTCCCTCGGTTATGTGCGCCAATTCGTGGAGCATGACATAGATTTTATACGAGTGCGGCTTGTCGTCGAAGCGCGTGCTCCAGAACATGATCAGATAGTCGTAGTCTTCTACTAGCAGAGAATATGGAGGTCTATTAGCGAATATCCTGCCTATGAAGCCACTCTTGCGAGCGTACATTCCAACGAGTGCTATCCTCTTGGTCTTAACATGACCAAGCAGCGTTGGGAATAGTTTTTTCGTTTCTAGCAAGAGCGGTCTGTAGTCTTCCCTGAGTTTCAGGATTTTAGGTTTTCTGCCCATGCGTCACCTTGGAAATCTCACCCTTCTGCCAGTAGGAGCGGTATGGTGCAGATATTTCGCCAGCTTCCTATTTATGGATTCTATCCCGTACCAACGCAGCACGAGCTCTCGGTCTTCAGGGAGGACTCCTTTTCCCTTGTAGATTCTCTTGAGAGTCCTATAGATCAGACCCATAGAGAAGGCGTTGCCTGTGATCTCTGCTTCCCTTGGAAACCGCATTATCTTTTTCATTCCTGCTCCTGCCAATCTAGAATTTCGAACGGCGTGACCCACCTGCCAAAATCCTCAAGAAGCGACTTAAAGGCTTTCTCGATGAAAATTCTTTTCACTTGTGCCTTGTCTATCTTATTTCTGAACCGAACTACGTGCTTGATGCGCTTGATGGCCTCTTCCTTGTTCTTGATTCCATGCCCACAGACGCTGAGGTCCATCAAGATTAGGTTTCGGTACACGATTTCCTTAGCGCCTTCGTTATAGAGCAGCTTATACCTGTTCCCTTGATTGTAAACCTTCTTCTCCACTTTGGGAGAATAGAGTTCTTCTATACAACCATATTTTAGAATCAGTTCTCGCGCTGTAGCCTCTCCGAAGCCACGCGCTACTCCTCCTATCTTATCGCTACCGTCACCTATCAACGCTTTCATCTCCAGATACTGGCGAGGTGTCATGCCAATTAGTTTCTGAAAATTCTTGTCTGTGTATAGCTCTGATTTCATAGGCGACCAGACCTGCACGTCTGAGTCTACTAATTGAAGCATGTCTTGGTCGGCGGACACTATGATTTTCAGGCCACTCAATCCATCACAAGAAAGGCCAATCAGATCGTCTGCTTCTGTTCCAGGCCATGCTACTACGCCAACGTTCAGGTTTGCCAAGATATCGTCCAGAATACTGATCTGGCTCGTCAGACTGTGATATTGCTTTTCGTGAATCCTGTCATGATGCCGGTCTTTGTAGCCAGGATACACTTTCTTCCGGAACTCGGAATGTCCAGAATCCCAGATCACTAGAGCCGCATTTGGCTCGAACTGTTCTATGACTCCTCTGAGGAGACGGATAAATCCATAGACTATCTGGATATCTTGGCCATTGACGCTGAGTGGCGGAAGCTTGTGCATGAGCCGCCACGCGGCATTGTAACCATCAATCAACAGAATCTTTTTATCGCTCACTGTTCCCTCACAGATGCTCGCAGAGCTCCATCTATTTCTTCTCCGTGACGCTCATAGAATTTCCTGAACGAGGAGCGTGTAATCAGCTGCCCTCTATATGTGTAGTGTGCTTTATTCTTCACGAAAACTTCTTTTTCGATGGCGAATTCCCATATCGCCATCGGCACATCTATGCCCTTGTCCCAATAGATAGGGAATTTGCAGGTCTTCAGCGGTGGCGCTACTTTATTTTTCACCACTTTCAGTTGACACATGAAACCAATATCCTCGCCGTCCTCTTCGATCACCTTTGTGGCTCCAAGGCGAATGCGAACCCACGAGTAGAATTTGAGAGCCTTACCGCCAAACGTAGACTCCTTGTTGCCAAACATGATGCCCAAATTAGTTCTGGTCTGATTGACACAGATGAGACAGACCTTGTTGATGAACAGAAATCGCACTAGACGCCTAAAGAGCTTTGAAATCTGCGCTGCCGCTTTGCCCATGTCGGAGGCTTCTAGTCCCTTGGGATTTTCCAGTTCTGAACGTGTCGGTGTTGCCGCTACACTATCCCATCCAATTACGATAGGCGTATGCTTGTCCTTTTGTCTGATCTTCTTGACCATCATCTTTATCTGGTCATAGATATCCTCTATTGTTTCGGCGTCGCCGATGATCAGCTCATCTTCTTTGAGATGCAGAATTTTCACGCGTCTGTAGTCTACAGCGAACTCCTGAGGAAACAGAATGGCGTAGTAATTGTTGCTCTGCGCTTCTGCCAAAGTGTTTTCCATCACCGCTGTCTTGCCGCTAGCTTCACCGCCAAATATCTCTATGATGCCCGATGGGAATCCCATCCCACGACACACCACACAGTCTATAGGCAGGATGCCTGAAGACATATAGACACGTGGCTTGGAGAACACTGAATTGCCAAGCACAGATATCCGCAACGAACGCTTCTTTTTCTTCAGCGAAGCGTTGACTACCTTGATTACCGCTTTCAGCGTGGAATGCTTTACGCCGCGGACGCTGTTGTCGTTTTCAAGTCTAGGAAAGCGGAGAGGCATAAGATTTCTCGAATTTCCCGAAGAGCCTGTTAAGCTCTGCGAAGTCGTATTCGGTAGCTTCCCCAATACCTATGGATATGGAGATGCTCGTAAATTTCAGAGCATCGTCGTCTGTCATTACTGGCAGCATGGCCTTCAAGAATTTAATCTTGAAGACCATGTCCAGTAAAGGTTGATACTCAGTCGTCATCCTCGTCCCTGTCTTTCTTGGACTTCTTTTTCATTTCCTTGTATTTGCGCTCTAGGTCAGCATCTTCGTCATCTTCATCTTCTGAATCAGAATCGGAATCATCGGAATCGTCATCATCAGCATCGTCTGCTCGCTTGTGGTGCTTCTTTTTCTTCTTTGGAGTTTCTTCCTCATCGTCTTTTTCGACGTCCTCTTCTTCCTCGTCTTCATCCCGGCCATGTCCGCCTTCCTTTTCCAAGGCTGCCAGTTTTCTGGCGCGTCTTTCCATCTTCTCCAGAAACGCTTCCAGCTCCTCCTTGCTGCTAGCGTGGACCATCTTGTCCAGATTCACTACTGTCTTCAGGATTTTCATTCGCTTAGACTTCTCTGGAAATATCGGCATCATCTTGTCTGTCGGCAGAAACGTGTAGTTTGTGTCGTCGCGACCCGTGCCACTTCTCTTGGCCTTGACGAGCCTGCCATATTTCGGATGCGTGACACCCAGGATAGACTTCGCCCTGAGGTCCTCATCCGCAAAGATTTCCAGCAACGCATTGTGCCACTTGCTGGAAAGACGCAGAACCTTGGCGTGATTGTCTCTATACCGGATGACCTTGATGCTGCCATCGTCACGACGTCTGATTTTCGCGACCAAAACGTTCCAGAGGCTTTCATTCTTTTGACGAATCAGAGACCACAATTTCTTGCCTCTGGTGCTCCTGTCATTTTTCAGCTCCACGACACGCTTGCAGATAAGACAGGATTTCGGCTTTTCTGTCTCTTCGTTCATGTCATTCTTGCGACAGTAGACCTTGTCCTTGAAGCCACCGTGGAACAGAACGTCCTTCCAGAAATCCCCGTTCTTTTTCCATGGTGGACAGAAGCGAAGGTACACGGTCGTGTCACCTTTGATGCCGAACCAGTCCACCTTGCCTTTCTTTCTGGTGCGCTCTCTTAGCTCCTTACGTATTTCACTTGCAGTTTTCGTCATCAGTCTTCCTCCTGATAATTCTCCTGCTTCTTGTCCTGTCTCTTGTTGGCATTGACTGCCATCAAAACGCTCAAGCGCTGACTGAACGCTCGTTCAGCATATTTCAGGTGTCGTTCTGCTTCCTGCCAGCGGCGCAGCCTCTTCTTAGCCTTGACATATCTCGAATTGTTGTTGATCCAATGTTTGATCTCTGTCGGCTTCTTTATTTTACGCTTGAGCAGATAGAATTTGAAGAGCTCAGAGTCCATGTTCTCCACCTGCTCTTTCAGGAACTCTACCTTCGCCGTGACGACGCTGTACAGAGATGCCCAGAATCCGTAAAGCGCTGGCTGCCTGACGAGTTCGTTTGTGAGATTGTGCTTGTCTATCTTGAGAGCTTTTGCCAGATCGCTCTTGTAGATATCGTCAGGATAGAGCTGGACCAGAATCGGGATTTTCTTTAGTTTTGTCTTTTTCATTTATCGCTTCCTTGACTGCTTCTAGCATCATGTTGAAACTGATCTTCGGGTCCAGTCTTAGACAAGCTTCCCCAAGTAGTGCTCCACTTCCGCCTGTTATCGGAATCGCTGTCATCTCGCCCTTCACGAGTTTCGCAAAGTCCTTGCTGTCTATGTCTACATATCCGTTCATTTTCCCTCCGTTATTATGAAACACGACGTGACAGAAATTGTTCTGGGATTTCAAACTCGCCGTTGCCCTTAGATTTCAGCTCTGTCATCTCGCCGAAATTATAGCCAATGGCGCAGTCGGTGTCTAGAGGAACTCTCAGCTTCCAGCCAGTCATAGCTTCTATGAAATTTCTGTCCGTCATGAACGCATGGAGTTTTGGAATGACGATAGGCAATTCCTTGCGATAGGCGTCCAGATATACCGCATCGTAGACGTACAGGATGACGCGAGTCAGATAGCGATTCAGCCGGAGCCAACGCTCCATGCGGTACGCCGCTATGATGTTGATGTCGCTTGCGTCTCCTTGTATCGGCGCGTTGATGCCTTCGCGGACTGCCGCGTTTGCCGCTCCTTCGCTTTCACTGTCTACATCTGGGAGCCGGCGATGTCGGTTGCCATAGAGAGATATGGCTTCCTTGTGCTCCAGAATATGCTCGCGTCTGTCTACAAGGTATTCCGCGATGCCGTCGTACTTACCAAAATATCTGGCCTTGAATTTTTCTGCTTTGCTTATAGGCCAACCGAAGTCTCCTGCGAGCGCTGGGGCTTCTCTGCCATACACCAAGCCGAACGAGACAGCATTTTTTGCGTAGCCTCTTTTTATCTTCTGTTCTTCTTTAGATAGCTCAGCCCAGTCCTCCTCTGTCAACTCGAAAGCGGCTTGTGCCCCCTTGGCATGTGGGTCCTCACCTCTATTGAACTCACCGATCATCGTCTTGTCTCTAGCTCTATCAGCTATGATGCGCAGCTCTATCTGCTTAGAGTCTTGCTTGACGGCTACGAAATCCTCTCCTCTAGAAACAAACTGACTCATCAGCACTGGAGTGAGAGGACTTCTAGAAGGCAGGTTATACAGGTTTGGGTCCTCGCACGCTAGTCTTCCAGTCCTCGTGCCATGTGGCAGCATGTTAGGATGGATGCGACCGTCGGTACCAACCCAACCTGGAATCGGATTGATGTATTTAGACCATGCTGAAGATAGAGTGCTGCGAGCTATGATTTTCTTGATTGCCGGATATTTGTATTTCTGCGCTATCTCTTCCAGCACCCAGCGCTCTGTGGAATCTTGCTCGGATTTCTTTGTCTTCTGATAATGCTCACAGCCTAAGATATCGTATACGAGCGTGCGCTTCTCGTCTGGAGAATCCAAATTAACTGGCTCACTCTTGAAGAACTCCAAGACCTTTTTCTTCACACTTGGCACTGGACGCTTGTACGCTTTGACACGCTCATACAGCTTTCGCATCAACTTCAGATCTTTGCGTTTTTGAAGCTCGATTACTGATTTGTCCTTGCGAAGATCTTTTTCTATAGTCTCAATCTTCTCCGTGAATTCTTCATCTAGCTCAGCATTCCTTTTCAGGTCCACACCGAGGCCGTTCATTTCCATCATTCCCGCGACCCAGCTTATTTGTCGCAATGGGAATTTGAACGGTCTATCCCAGAGGCCTTGCTCTTTCAGAAGCTTTTTCTGTTTGAGATAAGCTCTGAACGTGCAAATGCAATCGTCCATGTTATACGGATAGAGGATATCCGCTGGTACCATATTCATGTCGCCGCCTTTGTTTGGGTCGGCTTTTGGATTCAAAAGTTGATATTGTCTAAGCGGGAGTTCGTATCCAGCCATGCCTAGCCTGTACGCCCAGTCTTTCAGGCTATGGATGCCTGCCCTTTCGTCCAGAGCGTAGCTGCCCAGCATCCCATCAAAGTACGGACCGATGGGATGCATTTCCCCGCCCATCCAGATATCATGCGCACCGAGCACCGACGTGAAATCGTACTTGCCATGCCATGTCAGAAATCTGACATCATCTTGTTCGTAGACTTCCTTCACGCCTTCTAGCATTTCCTCTGGCTTGACCTTACAACCTGTCAGACCAGTCCTGACATGGATAGGAAATTCTACAGCGTCGTTCTTAGTCCACGCAAATCCTATCGCACTGATGAGGAATTTCCTGTGTTTAGAAAACGACGACAGAGTGCTTGCTTCGATATCTGTCGCCAAGTATTGACGATTTGTGAGCAGGTCTACATACTCTTTCAACATAGACCTGTCCATAATGACAGTGTGATTGCGCTTGGAAGCAGCTTTCTGGAGTTTTGGGTTAGCCACAAATTTAGCGGTCTTGAGAGCCTCTTTGAATTTCCTTCTCGTAGCTGGAGTGTCGTTTCGCAGCATGTATGCTGGATGGAACATGCAAAGATATTTGACCCAGCCGGCATCTATCACTTCGCCATGGAGCTTCAGGATGCCCGTCTTGTTCAGCACGCTCTTGATCGCGGAGTTGCCAATCAGAACGACCACTTTGGGCCGACACGCTCTGATTTCGCGCAGGATATGCGGACGGCAGTGCTCTATCGCGTCTGGGAATTTTTTCAGGTCATTATTTGGAGGCCTACATCTCACGGCATTGGAGAATCTGCATTTTTCTATGGGTATACCAACGTCTTCGATGGACTGGCGCAGTTCCTGGCCAGACTCTCCCCAGAACGGGAAACCACTTTCGTCTTCCTCTGCGCCAGGAGCTTCCCCGATGAAAAACCATGTGGGATATTCAGCACCCTCTCCGTTCATGAGAGGCGTGTTGCACAATTTATACAGGCCACATGGCTTGCAGAATTGGTCTGGTTCACGAATGACGTTTAGCGATATCATAGACTATGGACTTCGTTCAACCATTTTTCCAGTTCTTCAGGATGAAGCTGCGCTTGCAATGAGAGCATCAGAATCGCATAGACTGCCGTGTCTGCTAGTTGAGAGATTAAGCTCTCGGTTTTCTTGTATGGAGGATGGTCAGTGTTGGAGTTCACTAGTACGTCTATTCGATCGTATTTCCTCTGCAGATTTGAAAATGCGCCTTCCATACCGCGCTTCTGCCACGATGCGGCGTATGCTTTGCCTTTTTTAGCTTGGATGACTGTTATGAGGCCACAGATTCTGGAGAAGCCATCGTTCGTTTCTGGGAGGAAATACGACGGATCGTTTGTCGCTAGTCGTAATCCTTCCTTAAATCCAGCTACACAATCACCATCAAATTCCAATCCATCTGTAGTTCGTGTGATCGCTCTGTTCCTCGCTTCGATGTACTGTTTCATTTCCTCTGCTGAAAGTGCCATCATGCCTCCCATCTTCTAATTGTTGATTGACCGCCCATGCTGCCAATCACACAGCCAACTACTTGTCGGTGAGCCGTACAATACTCTCGAATACATTTCTCTTCTGTTTCAGAATCATACGACTCCAAATTACCGTTAGGGCGAATGTTGAATCTATTCTCCCAGACGGTTCTCCACTTGTGAAGACCTAATCTACACCAAATTGACAGAGCCGAGTGTTTCACTTCATGCCTCCATGCGTTCTTGAAGTAGCTGCAAAACTTTTTGAGCGCTCGGTATCTTGCTGTCCTTGTAGAAGTCCACGATCAGGTCTACGAGTGGCTGGCCGAGACTAGATATGGAATCTATCACCATTTCCGTCATGCGTTCTGTCTTGACAGTGTCCTCTTTGATTGCCGTATAGATGAGGACCATCCGTGGAATGACGTGTCCCCAGTAGCCAACTCTTTCTGCCGCCAATGAAGCTATCATTCCCTTGTTCTTGGCAGCCAATATCGCACCGACCGCCATTCGACACTCTTCGAATTCGTATTCGTCCACAGTGTCGAATGACGAAATCATTTCCGCCTGTATCCGGCTCTCGTAGGCTTTTTCGATTACATTAGACAGCGTCGGTTTGTAGAGGTCCAGATAGTAGTGCATGTTCTGGATTACGTATGTCAATTTCCCCATCGCTACGCCGAGCATGCCTGCCACGAGCGCGTGCAGATGTGTAAACTGGATTGCATTGACCGGAGTTCCCCAGATTGCGTCGTTGCTACGAATCACGACCGTCTGTTCTAGGATTTCATTTCGCAATGAATAGTAGACAATGTTGTTGCAAGGATAGTCTTTAGAGGCTACGACATTGTCTAGTTCTGGGTCCCATAGGCTGATGACGGCTTGTCTTGAGAACGAATCCTTTTTCAGCTTGTTGACGACGCACAGAATCTGGTCCACGCTTATTCCGGTGACATTGCCTACAGCAGACGGCCACTTTCTAATTCGAAGACCATAGGACCCATGGAAGTCCTCCTTGCCTTCATCAGCGTATTCTCTCATCTGCTTGTTGAAGTAGGAAATCCATTCGACGTTCCCGTTGCCAGAAAGTATCCAGACCACTTCTGCTAGCGCGAAGAATGGATTGAATTTGCGACCCGGAATGCGCATCCAGCACGCGCCGGGGCGATGATACTCGAGGCAGACCGGTTCTGGCAACTCCAAGCAAGTCTGGCCTCGCGTCGTTATCTTTCTGCCAAATTCTGTGATGTCGCGTATGAGTGCAAAATAAATGTCACCGAGTCCAGCCCCACTGTAAACTTTCATAGTTCTCCTTACTTATATGAAACACGACTAGCGCGGAAACCTGAACACCAACTGCCCGTTGTCTATGCCTGTCATCGGATTGAAGCGCATTCTGATCTTGCCGATGCCAGTTATCATTTTTTTGAATTTGGAATATTCACAGAGACTGTGCTCGATGCTCCTCAGAGTCATCTTTTTTCCTTGGTATAGAAATGGAAAGCGCAGGCCAAGAGCGCTGAAGTATGAATTCTGATCTCGTTGTAGCTGTTTGATTCTGTCCTGAAATCCTTCAGTCGTTTTCGTGAGCGGAAATATCAACCGCAGCCCCGTCTTGCATCCCGGGCCGGGGTTCACCCAGTCGTTTTCTGTAAATGAGATCGCTCCGGCTAGCATCAGGTCGCAGCATACCTCGTAGCTTATGAAATTTCCCACGCACGGTATCTGCTTGAGGATGTTGAAGACTTCTTCGAGGCTTTTGGCTCGTCTCACTTCTGAAGAGATCCTTCCAAGCTCGACATGGAGCTCGTCTAACACCGAGATATATCTTTCTATCTTTGATTGCCCCAAAGTTTTTGACGGCAGCGTCAAGTGCGCGTTCGTGAATATGGAAGTCCTCTTGTGCAAGTTCTTCAGCGATACGAACCACTTTTCTCTTGAGCTTGGCCATCGCCTGTACGATACGAGTCCAACTTTTTCGAAGGTTTCCACCCTGTTCAGCAGACGGTACATCACGGTGAACCATAAAATCCCTTTCAGCGTTTTCGCTTTGGGTACGACATGCTCCTTGTACCAAATCGTCCCTCTGTCTAACTCTCTATAGACGTTGGTGAATTTATAATCTCTAAGAATAGGATTATCCGTCCAAGGTGGAGGGAGCTTCTTCACAAAACGGCGCACATAGATCATGTGCCTTTCGTGCATGAACCTGAAAAATTCTTCCAAGTTAGGCTGGTAGACTTCGACCTTCGGTACGTCACGATACACTTTCGGTCGGCTGCTCATTTAGCTCTTTCTTCCGGCTATTCTTCACAAGGATCTGGAGCTCGTCGGCGACTTCTGTGACTTCATCGGCAAGTACGTCGTCGTGGAAAGTGTAGGCTCCTTCTCTCGCGGCTTTTGCTATCCTACGCAGATTATCGAGCACAGAGTGCAGCGAGACTTTCTGTTCCTTCGCAGCTTTCTTTTTCTTTCTGCACGCCGGGCAGCGTTTCGGCATTGTGTAGCCTTCTGTCTTGATCAGATTCTCGAAGAACCTGATTTCGCTTTCGTACATTCCCCACATCTGCTTGCAATCGACGCAGGGTTCTTCCATTTCAACGAACGCGCCGCGATCTCTTTCAGACATCTGTTTTCACCTCGGGAATCTGAATGTTCTGGGGAACCTCCTGATGAGACCTAGCTTATTCAGCCTGAACAGTGTCTTCTCATCGAGCTTTCCCTCCTGTATGCCGAACAGACCTGCCTCCTTTCCCTCCAATAATTTTATATACTGTCTAGCCACATACGTCCTGTTGAACATTTGAACCTTCTCAGCGTTCGCCGCCTTCAGGTCTCTCTTAAGTTTTCTATCGTTCATCGACGAGCGGATTATCTCGCCTATCCTTTTTGGAGAAGCCGTCTCAGGAATCATGACAGCATTGTCAGGTCCAAATATCTTGCCTTGGCCTTCCGCGTTGTCTGAGATGCCATATGGCCTCATGAACGGAATGCTATGATGCAGGATGGCCTCTATCATCGTGCGATTGAAATGCTCTCCCCAGTCGTAATGGTAGGAAGGATCAAACAGGCCTCCACATTCCGATTGAAGATCGTCAAGCTGTCTGCCTTGCAACAGGAATCCTTCGTACGTAAAATTTCCGGAGCGCTCCGCTACTTCCCAGATACTTTTACCAATCCACTTGTCCCTGACGCTCTTGTCGTTTTCCTTCCACGAATAGAATCTCATTTTGTTTTGCCAAGAACGGTACGTCGATTCCAAGTTGAAATCCTCACGCGGCCTATCTGGATTCTTCTTAGCAGCTTCCATATAGGAATGCTCGATGCCACCACCAGCTATCCGCAAACGGATTGGCTTCATATACGGTACTGCTCTGAGAGCATCGTCGATATGCTTCCACTGTTTGAACCACGACGTGATGCAGACTTCCTCCCAGTTCTTTTCGTATTCCCTACCATACAGGGAAGTGTCATGCGGATTCGGCTGACAGGCAATTTTCCATGGCATGTTTTTCAGCGAGTTGAACGCGGCTGGGTGTACTCCCACGAAAGCCTGAAACAGATGTCTGTATGGAAATATGTGTGGCGACAGACGGCTCCAGTGACAGTCTCTCACCATGCCTATCATCGGCTTGCCGTGCTGAAGCACTATTTTCCAGTCGTTGTTGCCACCCATCTTCTTTGCCGCAATAGACGGTATGGAACTGCTAAGTATAACGCCATCATACTCGCTAAGGGCGTCCCGGAGGTCCCTGGCGCACGATCGCCCACGGTACAGGAAAGTATGCTTAGGGCTGGCAAACATGCGTATACGCTCTAGTCCCTTGCTCGTGCTAGTGCGTAGTCCAAACCCCACGTTTTTATAGCTGCCTTCTGGCCGGTCGTATTTCCGGTCTTTCCATTCCGCATGGAATATGAACGGTTCGTAACCTGCCTCTTCCAGACCTTTGCAGGTATGGTATGTAGACGGTAGGATGCCGCCGAGGTTGTTGAACACTTCGAACAGGAGGACGGCGATTCTTTTCATTCTCCGAAGTCCTCCATATAGCTTCTGACTTTTTTATTAGATTTTCCCGTCATCGTCTCCAGCAGTCCAACTTTTTCCTTCCCTTTCAAAGCTCTCACAATCTGTTCCGCCACCACTTTCCTGTCAAACATCTCGATCTTCTTCAGATTCCTAGTAATCATTTCCTTCCTAAGCGCCTTGTCATGCATAGAGCTTACGATCAACTCGCCAGTTTTCTTTGGAGACAAGCCTTCTCTGATAAGGACTACATTTTCAGGTCCAAAGACCAGCCCTTCCCCCGTTTCGTTGCCTGCTATACCTGTCGGTCTGGCAAATGGCAAACAGTGGTAGATCATAGCCTCTACTGTAACTCTGTTGAAATATTCTCCCCACGAATGATAGGACCAATCTACAGAGCCACCGCATCCAGCTTTGAGATTGTACAGTTCCTCTGGAGGCACGACACCCATATAATGGAATCGCCCAGTCTTCTTTGCGACATCGAATATTCTCTTACCATCCCACTTCTCTCTGTAAGAGTAGTCGCTTTTCTTCCAACGATACTGCATTATCTTCTTGCGATAGTTAGCGTAGGAACTACCACTGTATTTATCTTTGCTTTTCAGTTCGGCCCTCATATAGCTCAGTTCTATACCTGCTCCAGTCTGAAAGAGATGGACAGGTTTCATGTATGGGACTGCCCTAATGCCATCCTCGTTATGTTTCCACTGTCTGAAGAACGCTGTAGAAGCCAGCGCGTTCCAGTCCTTTTCGTAGGTCTTCTGAGACTTAGAAATGTCAAATGGATTCACGATACAGCAAATTCTACCAGGAATCAGCTTCGCCATTGAAAATGCCGCCGGATGTACAGCGACATAGTATGTGATTTTGTCCCGCAGCGAAAGTATCCACGGGTAGGAACGCAGCCATAGCGTGTCATGCACGATACACACCATAGGCTTGCCATGCTGTAAAGCCTTCAACCAATCCTGGTCATCGTTGTGACCTCTTTTCCAACTGGGAACCTTGGACAGGACTACGCCGTCGTATTCTTGGAGCTTTTCCTTGAGCTCACCAGAATTTTTCTTCCCGATATACGGGATAGCATTTTCTGAGAACAGCCTTCCTCCAGACTTCGATATATGTATGCGCAGCCCCAAACCAGCCTTTGCTCCATGCGCCTTGTCAGGCTGCTCCTTGGGAACAGCGAATATCAGGTCTGCTTCGTAGCCAGCTTCTCTCAGACCATAGGTCAGATCCAGATTGTATGGCAGAACTCCTCCTATGTGCCCAGCGTCGAACATCACCACTGCTATCTTTTTCATTTCGCCTCAAAAGAAAGAGGGGCCTCACGGTGAAAGGCCCCTCCAGTTAGAGTTGTTGTGGAACTGCTACGCTGCTTCCTTGTGCTCGGCCGCAAACTTCTTGAAGAAAATACGCAGCTTCTTCGGAAGAGCCTTCTGCTCTCCCTGGAAGTCGTACTTACCGGCGCCAGCCTTCTTCCAGTCGCTAGAGCGCAGTCCATATTTCTTCGGCTCCTTTTTGCAAAGCAGACGGAACTGAGCACCATCTTCGCGATTCGCCCGTGTGATACGGACAGCTTTCACATCGTGAATTTTGACGACGTACTTGTTCTCCGCGCTCTTGACCAGATCGCCATCGTACTTCTTGTATTTGGACTTGTCCAAGATCGACTTGACAGCCGGAGCAAGGCCCTTCACCTTCTTCGAGGACTTCTTTTCTTCCTCTTCCTCTTCTTCCTCGCGACGGTGCTTCTTGCCCTTCTTTTTCTTGGACACCTTCACCTCTTCTTCCTCTTCCTCTCTTGCGTGCCGCTTCTTCCCGTGCTTTTTCATCTTCTTTTTACCTTCCTTTTCTTCGTCTTCTCTGTTGGCTTTCATTACAGCCGCACAGTTCTTCGCTTCGACGCAACGCTTGCACTCTGGGGCGTCAGGTTCTCCCGACAGAGGCCCATAATACTTGCCGAAGCAATCTTCTATGCCCGGAGGGATCGGGGTTTTTGGTTGTTTGGGCTGATACTTATTTGGATCGATCTGGACGAGCTTGGAAGAGGACCCCTTTGCGGAGTCCTCCTCATCGTCATCCTCTTCCTCATCATCATCATCGTCAGACTCTTCCTCGTCCTCGTCTTCCTCCTCTTCCTCGTCCTCGTCGTCATCTTCTGACTTCTTGGACTTTTTCTTTTTCTTGGGAGGTTCGTCATCATCATCGTCATCGTCGTCCTCGGACTCTTCCTCATCTTCCTCGTCCTCGGACTCGTCTTCGTCTTCCTCGTCGTCATCGTCGTCTGAGGATTTCTTGCCCTTTTTCTTTTTCTTCTTGGGCTCGTCATCCTCGTCTTCATCTTCCTCGTCATCGGACTCTTCTTCGTCCTCTTCATCTTCATCTTCATCTTCGTCAGAGGACTTTTTGTGTTTCTTCTTTTTCTTAGGTTCCTCGTCCTCGTCTTCTTCCTCATCGTCGTCAGAGTCCTCTTCCTCATCGTCGCTGGACTCTTCCTCATCCTCAGACTCTTCTTCGTCCTCTTCATCTTCGTCAGAGGACTTTTTGTGCTTCTTCTTTTTGGATGGCTTGTCGTCTTCGTCGTCCTCTTCCTCATCGTCAGACTCTTCCTCGTCTGACTCGTCTACCTCCTCTTCGTCCTCATCTTCTTCCTCGTCACGCGACTTGCCCTTCTTGCCCTTTCTGCTCTTTTTCTTGCCTGTTTTCTTCTTAGCCATCTACTTCCTCCTGTGTGATCTGCTTACAGACTTTATTTCCTTGACTACTTCGCGCATCCGTTTGGTCGTCAAGCCCAGCGCACGTCGGACGTGGCGAATACGAACACGGAACTTTTTTCCACCTGTTACTGGAATTTCTAGCGAGCGTAGTTTGCTCTTGCGACAGAACTCTCGCCACGCATATTCTATTGCCATAGGTTCCGGCTCTGTAGACAGCAAGCTCTCCAGAAGCCGTCTGGCGTCTTGTGAAAGGAATGGTTGTATCTCGTCATAGCGAGATTGCATCCGTTCTAGGAAATCGTCCTCGGCAGGCGCTATGCTTTCGGCTTTTTCTAGCTCGACTTCAATGCCGCGTCGTTTCAGAGCATAGCCATCTCGGTACAATCTTTTCAGGTGATTGTACCAAGAGCGTTTGAAATATCTAGTGAACCTTGTCTGTCCCTCCGGGAACTCCCGACAACACTTCACTAGCGTTAGAAGCCCCTCCGCTTCCAGATCCTCGAACGTCTGCCGGAGTATCGGGTTGCGGGACGCTCGCCACGATGTCCACCTTATCAGTTGTCGGAACTTTTTCAGGGCTCGCGCTATGTCGTACACGTTTCACCCCTTTTTGGCGAGTCTTGGAAACCTCCTGATGGCGAGCCGTGGAAATCTTTTGACGGCTTCTCGCGGGAACCTTAGATGTTTTGAGCTTGGCCTTCCTGACTGTCTTTCGATTGCTCGCTTGCGCATTGCTGCTCCTTGTGGGTCGAATACCCAGTTTACTCGTACTCTTTCTCCGTGCTTTGACGGAACTTTTGTGATGACGTGAAACTTTCCTTGCTCGTCGCGATACTGCTTTATGAACTTCGCGTTTGGGTTTTGCATTACGAGCTTTGCGTACAAGCTCGTAGGCTCTCTCGATACGTCTAGGAAAACTTTCCGTACCGATTGGTTGCTTGCATCTGAGACACCAGACGATCCATGTTTCGATCCAGCCTTCTTCGACTTTCGTTTTTTCAAGTTGCGCCTCCATCTTACCAATTTTACAATGGCAGCATTCGGTCTTTTCCTCCCTTGGGAATCGGAACGGGCGTGGATAGCGTTTGACTAGACGCGGCTGACGGACTGTAAGCCAACTCCATTGCCAATTTTCTAGCTCGTATCCTCGCTGCCTAACAGTTACTTGGACGCCGCTCGGCAGAATCTTCTCGACTCTTGCAGACCTGCCAGTTACAGTATCCACCACGACGGTGATGCCGGGGATTATGTTCATCTTGCCGTATTGTGGGTCCACGCTAGCTCCTATTCGGTAAGTTCCATCAGCCCTGAAATCGCTTCTCCAAAATTCCCAAGAGCGGTTTCCAGCATCTGGAGTCTTAGTAGAGCCTCTTTCTGAAGAATCACGATCTCCCGAAGATTCTGCTTATGTTCATCAGAAACTTCGTGGAGCAAAACATTTTCGGTCTGCTCGTTTGCTCCTTTCAGAGTGGACCTCCAACGATCTACGAACATGGTTTTCACATCTCCTACGGATAGCTCCATTTTCTTCCTCCTTACCTATATGAAACACGATTGTGAGATAAAATGAGCGGGAGCAGGGGGCCGCATACCTTCTACTCCCGCCCTATTGCCCAGACTGGAGCCTTCCTCTACCGCGCCAAGTGAGCTCCAGTCTGGAACAATTTCAGCCTTTGTGCTTCTTCGACAGATTGCGCTCTTGCTTGGTCGGCTGGCCCAGGAATCGCCCTTCGAACTGAGGCTCCTCCCAGACTTCGATGTAATACTGCTCAATGAAATTGTCGTTCTTGCAGGTCACAACCAAGAACGGGTCAGGGTCGTATTGCAGTTCCTCAACGAAGACCTGCACTTCTGGCAGGGCTTCCTTGACTTGGATAGCCTTGCTAACTACGAACTCTGGGATAGCCTTATGGTACTCTTTGATCGGAACTCGATTCCAAAAGTACCGTCCATGACTGCTACGGACCGGCTCCTCGTCGTCATCATCTTCCTCTTCTTCGTCATCTTCATCATCGTCTTGAATAGCCTCTTCTACGAAGATGACTGGTTTATTGTAGGTCGCTCTCCCGAATTTGGACTGATATTCGAACACAGCCTTCGGGTCGATGACTTCGATTTCAAGGCTCTCCAGAATGGCTTGGAGTTTGCCTCCAGCGTTGAAAGTCAGCAAGCCTCGGTAGCCAAGGACTCTGCTGGCCTTCTTCGCTATCTTCTCAGACTCCGGCGTCGGCTCTTCGAACTCCGGCACCGCTCGCGGCAATTCTTGGATCAGTGCTTTGCGTGCTTCTCTCGTGATCACCTGTACTTGCGGTTCCATCGTGCCTCTCTTTCTTCTTTTTTCACAAGTGTGCATACCCTTCAGATCTGGATTTGCACACTGCCTACAATAGGACATCCAAACCTCCCTTCTACTTCTTGTGCTTTTTCTTTTTCTTCGGTGCTACAACCTCCACCTTCTCGGCGACGAAGACTTTCAGAACCTTCGCCGGTGCGAAGCGCAGTTTGTTTGATGCGGGTTTGTACTTGAACCACTGCTTCTTGCCAGTGAAAGGGTTGATGCCCCTCCGCTTTTCCTTCGGTGGTCTGTACGATATCTTCAGTCTGCCTAGATCGGGCAGCTTGAAAAGGCGTTCTGTTCTCAGAGCCTTGCGTGCCTCCAAGACCAGTGCCTCGTACACTTCTCTGACTACCCTACGTGTCTGACCGGAACGTTCTGCTAGCTGGGAATACAGTTTCATGGGTCGTGTCTCCTCTTCCTTCTCCGGCTCTGCCGGACGGAACCTTATCAGTGGTGGAAATCCATCTTTGAGCTCCACCAGAGCATCAAAGTTGTCTGTCAGGAAATCCATCGCTTTGACATTGATGGCGTCGGCTCTCTTTCCTTCGAACTTCTCGCGCACGATAGCGGCAAGCTGTTCTTTCGGCGTGCTGAAATAGTTGATGCCAAGAAGCAGGAAAAGGTTGGCAGCCTCTACATCATTTTTGGCTCCCTTGTATCTTGTGCGATACGCCTTCTCCTGCCGGAACTCCTTGTTCTTCCTGGCTGCGGCCAGTCGTTGGGCCTTGCGGTCCTTGGACTGGCCCCAGACGCGTCCTCCAAAGATGGGACTATCTACTGGAGTGTGGATGGCCATTTCATCCTCTGCACATCACTTCGTGGACGGAGAGCCAGCGCCACTTCTGGTAGGTGTTGAGTTCCAGCGGTGCGGGTTCGTTGCATTTCGGACACTTAATCGAAAGGCCCCAGCCGCGACCCGCTCGCCTTACGGTGAAGTAGTTCTGAAATCCTTGAGGTAAGTACGGCCTCAGGGATGCCAGCGCTCTGAGAGTAGGAGTTAATCTGCTCCGTGATCCGCCCGAAGAGGAACGCGATGATTGTCTCGGCGTAGCTGCTATCGCCGCTTGTATTCTTGGTGATCTTCTTGCCAATGCTGCCATTGAGTGTGCCTGCTTTCTCGCTCGCTTTGGAGCGCCTTGATTTGGTGTGGAGATAGATAGACGACTTGTGACATCCGTACTTGGATGCCAATTCAGAAATCGGCGTTCCACTGTTCCGATCCTTCTGAACCACGCTCCAGTCTATGCTCAGCTTGTGTCTATTTTTCACTTCTTCCTCTTTTCTTCCAAGAACGCTGCCAAGTTCTTGGCGTGCTTGCATTGTGGTCCGAGTCCCACTATTGAAAGTGGAGCAAGGAACGTCCCTTCTGGGCAGCCACAGAGATATATAGGTTTGGATTGCGGTCTAGACAGTTCAGATTTTACGACCAGAACTTGGACGTAGTACGTCTTGCCACTGTCTCCGCTGAGAACCTTGTACACTTGCAGGCTGGAATGGTCTGGCAGCTTCCACTTCACATCGTCGCGCACGTCCACTTCTTGGTAGCGCCAGACCATCAGAACTTCCCCAATTCATGGTCGAGTTTAGCTGCCAGCAGTATTAGACTTGCTAAGATTAGGGCTAGAAACATTTTCTGCCACCTCCTCTCCCAAGAGATCTAGACCGAAATCGCTCTTGAAATTAGTCAGGCATTCCTGACAGATATGAAATCCAAGCACGAACGATTTGGACGCTTTGATATCGTCAATCGTTTCGTGCTTCTTGCATGTGCCACATCTAATGATCACTGTCATTTTTCCTCCCCGATGAATTTTGAGTCGTACTCCGCGCTCAAGACGGTTGAAAGTCTGTCCAGATTGGAAGGCAGTTCGTACTGCTCATTGAGAGGTAGGAGTTCTGCGAGAGCGGTCAGCTCGTTCGACATCTTGGCCAGATTCTCGGTGGTAGTTCTGGTGCCTGCTACCATCTTTTGCATGTCGAGTTCTGTGAATTTCGCGAGCTCCTTGTCTAGCTTCTCAACGGTTTTTACGATGGTGTGTACCATCTCCATCAGTTCCTTCAGCGACTTAAAGCGTGGTTTGGAGTTTGCACCACTGTTAGACATCTGAGTTATGTCCTTCCGATGCTGGAGGCTCTTGCTTCGCAGCCGCTTCCTCGTAATCGTCAAGACTGGTGCCAGCGCCGACCATGTCGCCTGTCTTGCGGTCCCACTGCCAATCACGTGGGCCCACTATGAGCTGAACGTCCCTCGCCGTGACCGTTATGGATATTGCAACGGGATTTGGCAGGTTGAGATCCGGGAGGATTTGGTCTATCACCCGATACATCCTCGGCAGTTCCTTCTTGACGCGATACACGACTCGCTTCTTCACTACTTTTTTCTTTGCCATTCGATTGCTCCTTTTGAAATATAAACGGGGACCCTTTCGAGTCCCCGCTCGCTGCTTTTGGATTCGACTACTGGTTGACAGCGTGGGGCTCGTACGAATTCACCTTCGACTTGAGATCGTTGATGGCGATTTCAAGAGCCTTGCGTTTGCGCTTGCCGAAGTCTCCTTTCTTCAGGATTTTCTCCAGTACCGGGATCGCGTCCCGCTTAGTCATGTTCTTGGCCTTGACTTTGTCTTTCATGATTGCTCCTTGTTTTGGATTGACTGCAAAATCTGCCGCCTGATTTCAGACTTGGGAATCAGGCGGATGCTGTACTTCGGAAGTATGGAATAGAAAAGTGGATTCTGCGATACAAGATGGCTCCACTTCTCATGCGCTTCCCTAAGTGGGAGTTGCTCTCTAGCGACACGCACCCAGCGATTGCCGTAGAGACGGTATAGAGAATACAGTCTAGCCATGTGCGTGCTGCCTGAGCGGGAAGCCGTCTTTGAGGACTTGCAGACCTTCGTTGTAGACATCCGCGCTGAGCCGGAATGTCAATTCGTGGAAGTCGTTTTCGGCTAGGACCATCGGCTCGTCGTCAGACACGGTCGGCAACAGAATGCCGATTTGTGTCTTCGTGAAGAGCTGAAAGTAGTACGTCGTGCCCATCTCTGTCGTGCGTATTTCCATTACCTTGATTGCCCATTTTGTTGCCATGATATTTCCTTCTTGCTCACGTTGGAGCATGGTGAATTTTACAACTACTACTTCTTCTCTAGACGATTCGCCGCCTCTTCGAGAGCGTCTACTGCACTACGCCATTTCACGAAAAGGTTTTCCATCTTGACGATTTGCTTTCGCAGGTGAGCTACATCCCGACGGACTTCCTTTGCAGTGGTTGAATCGCCGTAATCATCAATCTGTCCAAGGAACTCGTCGAGATCATACGCCATGTTATTGACACGTTCGTATTCTTTCTCGCAGACTTCCTCCGGCTCCGGTGGTCCTGGATTTTCCAATTCGAGGGTTGCTTTCTTGAGGAGAATTTCTCCCTTCAGTTTCGGCAACACCTTGATGGCATCCTCTTCCGACAGGTTAGAAATAATGATGCATGATTCCCTTTTCATACTTCCTCCTTGTTTCTTTCTCGCTCACGTTGGAGCGTAGTGAATTTTACTTCTACTGCCACCTAGAGAGTCAGCGCTTTTGGAAGAAGCACCTCCAGCTTCTTTTCTACTTTGATTGCAAGCCTCGGTGCGTCAGTCTCCAATTCTCCTTGCCCCATTTCCGCATCAGAATTGATGCGAGCAATTACCAGCCTCTGCACCAAAACTTCTGCGTCGCTGTCCAAATCCTCTGCTTCCAATTGTTTTCTAAACGCTCGAAAGCATCGGTTCGTAACTTCAATCACAGTCTTGTCGTTCATTTTTCTATCTCCTTTGCTGGCCCATTCTTCTGACCGAAAAGATACTTCTCAAGCATACGCTCCGCGTCAGCGTCAGAGGCGTAGATGCCACAAGTGTCGCAGCGTTCTACCGTGCCTACGATGTGGCCGTTGTGGATGTGCGCTATGATGCCTTTCACTCCACTGCAGAAATATCCGGGCTTCTCGCACTCGCATCGATCATCGTGATCCATTTGCTATTCTCCTTTGCACTTCTCTCAGACGTTTCTTGGTCCAGTTGCGTGCGGCCGGATGCGCTATGTGGAGCACGCGTGACTTGCGAAGCGGAACATAGCCACAGGCTTTGTAGGCTTTTTGGGCTACGTTGCCACACACTAATATAAGGTGCGGGTCAAGCCGGATAAGGTTTTCCAGAAGCCAATCCGGGTCCGGCTTGCCGTGGCGCTTTGCGCTTGTGACTAGTTCACGGCAAGCATTGGTGACAAGGAGGCGATGAGAATTTTCTTCGCCTATGAGTTTGTATAGCCTACGGCCAGAAGCGTTCTGCGGGTTGATACGGAACCAGCGCGGGGCGCGGCCGGACCGGTATCCCCACATTGTTTCCAGCACCGCTACTATAGGGCGGTCCATGCTTACCTTGTTAGGCTACGGGCAGCACGGGCGTCGGCCTTTAGCCTTGCCTTAACCCAGCGGGGTAAGGCCTCATACGACCTCCCCGCTAGCACCTTGGCTACTGCCTTGCTAGCGCTGAACCGTTTCAGGCGCAAGGCAGCATAGCCATCCTTTGTGTGGTTCCACAAGCTACGAGCGGCGATCAGATCAAGATCGCTGTTCATCTTTTCCCTCCACGAATGAGATTTTGTATCCGGCTGTTTGGAGAAGCTTGATAGCCTTCATCTGGCAGTCGAAGCACAGACAGCTAACATAGTAGTGAGCCGGTCTTCCCGGCTGCTGTATTGCTGGCAGGATTTTCAGCCGAGCCCAATCCTTGGGAATGGACTTGCTGATTTTGCGCTTGCAAGGTCCTTCACAATCCAAATCGTATGTGACTTGTTTCGTGATAGCCATAAGTCACCTCCTAGTTGACCAGCTTGGAGGCAGGCTTGCCGTTTTTCTTCTCCACGACCGGAGCGGCGACTTCCATAGAATCCGCCGGGACTTTCAGGACGTGCCCGAATTCCAGCGAGATTTTCAGCATTTCGTCGCGATCGGCCGGAGTGCAGTAGGGGACGTGGATGCGCTGGAGACCAGCCTTGTTAGGCGACACCAAAAAGCAGTCGCCCTTGCCCAGCAGCGTTTCCGCTCCCTTGTAGTTCAGCACCGTCTTGCCATCCACGGCGCTAGGCACGCGGAAGCAGACGCGAGCGGGGAAGTTCACCTTGATTTTTCCCGGCAGCACGTCCACAGACGGACGCTGGGTTGCGCTGATGATGCAGATGCCAGCGGCGCGAGCCATCTGGGAAATGCACGCCAGCTTCTGGGTGAACATTTTCTTCTCTGCCAGCACCAGATCAGCCATCTCATCGATGACCAATATAATGTAGGGCCAGAGATCGGCTTCGCGCTTCTTGGCTTCCTCTTCCTTGCCTTGCTTTCTGAGCTCGGCAACCTCGCCCTTGATGCGCGTGTTGAGTTCCTTGATATCCTTAGCTTTGTTGATGTGGAGGTTGTTAGTGCGACGGCGCATTTCCTGTTCGATCGTGTCCATGACGCTGAGCGCCTCGTACACATCGTTGACCGGGTCGCGCTTGAGGTGCGGCAGACCTTTGTATGGAAAGAGCTCCACAGATTTCGGGTCGATCATGTAGAGCCAGAGTTGCTTCGGCGAGCGGATATAGAGCAAGCTGGTCAGCAAAGCATTAAGGTATACCGACTTGCCAGTGCCAGTGCTACCACCGATAAGCAGATGCGGCATCGTGGCGAGGTCCTCCACATAAGGTTCGCCCGTGGAAGTGACGCCCATGTTGAGCGGCAATTCCATGTCGTCTCGATGTGCGATGACATTTTTCAGGCAATCCTTGAAGCTGACCATCTTACGGTCTGGATTCGGCACTGAGATGCCGATGGCTGCTCTGCCTGCGATGCGGCGGATGGTGACGGTTTCCACAGAGCCGATGCCGAGTTCCGGCTTGCTCAGTGTCAGCGAAAGTTCCTCGTTCAGGCCCTTCAGCTTCTTGACGCGGGTGAACCGGTCAGGCTCGAAAACGTATTCGGTAACCACGGGACCAGTGATAACGTCCACCACTTTTCCCGGGCAATCGAAGTCGCGGCAGCGGTCGTTGATCTGTTTCATGATCGCCACTTGCTGTTTCGTTGCCGTGCTAGCCTCGCGGGGGAAGCGAAGGATTTTCTCGCCCTTCTTGCCGTTCAGCTTCTTGAATTTCGAAGTAGCCTTGCCACACAACGGACAATGCTGTTTCTTCCAGAAGCAACCGACTTTGCCTTCGCCCAACACTTTGCAGCCTTCGCAGCACATCAGGTTCTCAAGCCATTCTTCTTTGGTTCTCATTTCACTTTCTCCTTTTTATGCTAGACAGCGTCTAGCTAGTCAGCATTATACTACGTTTCCGCCTTTTCAAGCGGCGAGGGAATTCTGACGAGCAGAACTCCCACGTCGCTAGTCGAGAACTTTCCTAGAGTACTCATGCGGTATCCGCCAGAGTGGCTGACGGGCCTGATTCTCGACAGCGAGCTGAAGTTAGGTACTACCAAAAACAACGGTGCCATTTCACTACATTTATTTTACGTGGGACATACCACGGTTCGCTCATATCTTGGACTAGCGACTAATCCTTTTGCCGTTTTCTGATCCCGCATTCCATTCTATGTGGCGCGTGCTAACCAGAGCGTATCGCACATGCAAGTATCGCCGGGCCTCCACCGCTATCACGGAGATGGATAGCGAACTAACTGCCCCAAGCAACGACACTGCACGACTGCACTCTCCTGCGAATGACTCGCAACGCTGGAATATTTTTCACCCTCTCACTCTACGCTATAGGACGCATCCCCGCCGTGAGGCATTTGCTTCTACACTTGCCGTTGGTGCGGCATCCCGCTGGGCAAGCGTATATAAAGGTTAAGAGTTTTATGTTTTCCTGCTGGTAGAAACGGGAGGTTTCTACCGTCATTCGCGATTTGGGTTCCAAAAAACATGCTTACTTACGGTCCGATGTTTGCTATTGCCCACACCTTAATTGCCTCGCGATCGGCGCAACCTAAGTCGCACGTCACGCTTTCGCACACCTTATTATTTTGCTCTTCGCAGAGCGCGGTATGCTTACAGCACGGTTACGGTGGGCGCACAAAAGTCCTTGTCAGGAATCGGCGCTTTCAGCATTATTGCCTTGCGTATACTTTGCCGGTAGTTTGCTACCCCTAGTATCTGTAACATGCTTGCGCCTTGTTAAGCGTCGGCACATTTAGTCTGCAGGTTTGCGTTTCCCCGCTCGGCCTTGCTTGCTGGAACCTTTATTTTTCAAAGAACATAAGTTAGTTTTAAGTAACTAACCTAACCTCTACCACTAGTAAAATCATACTACTTGGCAAGCCCCTTGTAAAGCCTTTTCTTCGCCGCTCCTGCTCTGCGAATCACAGCCCATTTTTCGCCATCAGCTTTTTGACCCGTTTTTTGGTCACCCGCAAATAGGGCAAAATTTCGCTGAGCAGAAAACGGGCATTTTCCCCCTGCACCCGAAACCACCATTTTTTGCCGTTCTTGAAACAGGTCCCGCCAAATTCCTCTTTCAGAAGCATGGGTACATCACCGCCCATGCGAATATGCACTCGCATCCCGCCATTTTCTAGGAGTTCTATGTGCCCTCTCCCGTCAAAGAGCCCAGCTAGATATTTTCTGTCGATCATGCGATCTTCCTAGTTATGATCTCCGACCTGCTACCCTTATGAAACACCTCAGCACGAGAAATTCTTCGCAAAGCTTCTTTCCGGCCTAGGCTGTTGATGTCCTCGCCATCCGGTATAGGCGCTATCGTACTGCGAATGCCTGCCGCCCAAAACTGTTCTGCCATTTCGACTCCTTCCCTGCGCTTGTCTCCATCCATGGCGATGCAGACTTCCTTGAGACGCTTTTCAAACCTGAGGATATATTGCTTCTGGATTTCCGACAGACTACTGCCAAGGATTGCCATCACGACAGTCGGGTCAGATTGCACGCTGTCTATCGTGAGTGTGTTGATGATGGATTCTACCAATACGATTTTGCGAGGCCTGACGTTTGGATTGATGCGGTACACGAGCTCGGATTTCTGGCTAGATTTTGGATTGTAGAACTTCGGTTCACGTTCCTTGAAGCGTCTGCCTTGCCAGTAGACCACTTTCCCTTCGTCGTTGAAGACCGGGAAGACCAGGTATCCCCACCAGCGTCCCGACTTGCAATAGCCGACGCGAGCGGCCTTCACGATTTTCTTGCCTAAGTCTCTGGACTCGAGATAGGCGTAAAGCGTTTCCTTGAGCTCCGGCTCCAGAGAGCCTACGACTTTGAATTCCTCTGGTAGCTGGACTTCTGCTTCGCCTTCTGATTCCACCACATCTGGGATTTGCAGTGCCAGCCCAGCCGACGAGAAGAACGCGGAGGCCCTAGCAATAGTTACTCCGCCTTTGCTGTAGTACCACTGGCAATCGTGATGGAAGCAGCATCCAACTTCCTTGTCTACGTTCCAGTAGAATTTTCTTTCACCGTCTGCGCAGCGAGGACAGTTGGCATGCCAGCCTTCCCTAGTCTGCCAAACTCTGGCGAAGTATTGTGAAATATCTTTCATGACCTATGTCTACCGTCCTCTTGTTCCCAGACTCTGAAGATGTCGCGCTTCAGTTTGATGTTTACAATGCCACCTCTGCCAGCGTCTCTTGCCGCCGTTAGAAATAGTCTTGCTCGCTCAGGGTCCTTCAACGATTCGTTCTCCGTTTGGCACAAGGCTACCAAGAAATCCAGAGTCCAGAATTGGCTAATGTCCTCTGCCATATCCTCCGCACCGATGCTTGCTTTGGATAGCGCCGCTCTGTTTGTCTGCGCCGCTGTCCACACAGGAATATTTCTAGCCACTGCGATGCCACGCAAGTCCATGCAGACCGCTCCGATCGAGAGCCTCTGCTCATCGAATTTCTCGCTAGGCCGAAACACTCGGACATAGTCCACAAACAGAATATCAATTTCTACTCCGTTTTCTTTCAGGGCATCGAGCCAGTTTTCGATGTCTGAGACTTTGCCTTTGTTCGTAGGCCACTGTTTTATCCAGAGGCTTCCTTTCGCCTGCTTCTTCGTCAGCTCCAATCTGCGTTGCGCTTTCTCCAGAGATCTAGTGAGCTTCTTGTTGTCTTCCATGAATCCCTTGCTGTATTTCGTGAGCTTCCAACCAGGAATCACAGTGAACATCGAGTCTATGCGTTTGCGATACTTCTTGTCTGAGAGTTCTCCAGTCGCTATTGCGGCGTTCTTCCCCTGCCACATTGCACCAGCCGCGAACCTAGCGAGTATCGTAGATTTGCCAACTTTGCCGCCAGCCAAGACAATGCCAAGCTCTCCTCCACCCAATCCACCGCCCATCATCTTATCGAGTTTTTTGAAATAGAATGTGCCCACCAGACCCATTCTGTCTTCCAACCAACGCTTAGAAGTTTTCACATTCCTCCAAAATTCCAGCCCTACGTCTCTATCTTCCCCAAATCCTTTCATCTTGTCGAAGCGTGCTATCGCTCTGTCGAATTGCTTTGCATTGATGTCCTTTTCCGCTTGGACTAGTGTCTCTCTGAACTTCTGCTCTTTTGCGAAAGCCAGAGCTTGACCAAGGATTACGTCTTTGTCTTTGAGTTCGTCTTCGTAGATGTCCCGAATTTCCTTGCGGTATCCAGGCCAGACTTCCGCTCGCTTCTTGCCGAGATATCCTCGCACTAGAGAAATCAGCGTCGGCTTGGAGATTCTGACTTCGGCTTTGTTGTGTCCGTTGTAAACGCTGGAAGCCACCTTCGCTATCTCACTGTGGACAGGACTCGTGAAATAGCTTGGCTCTATGATCGAAAAAGTTTTGTTCGGTATGCGGACGTATAGAGCCAGCAACTTGCGTTGAAAACTTTCACTCCATGAATATTCCTCAGACACGCCTTCCTCCCTAGCTATATGAAACACGACTAGAAAGATTTCTTGTACGCCTTGAACACAAGTTTTTTTAGCTTCTTGTTTTTACGTAGCAGGTCTAGGCATTCTAGGAAATCTTTGCTGTCCTTAGAAATCAGAAGCGACGTTGCCATGAACCATGGACTCAGATCTTTCTTGAGCATAACCGTCGCCATGTCCGGATGCAGCCCGACTTTTTCGACTGCGTCCCGATACATGCTTGCAGAATCTCTAACCGAAGCGTAGATGTCGAAAATACTCCAGCCAGAAATTTCCTTTTTGAATTGCAGATGCAAAGGATAACTTCTCTCTTCCCTACGATAGACCCATTTGAAATTTTCCAGCGTAGATTTTTTAGCAAGCCACACTGGACTTGGCATCCACGTGGATTCTTTGTACTTGCCATATCTGCACATGATTTTCAAATACAAGCCAGGATCGATATTGTGATTCTTGAGGAGCTTTGCCAAATCCAGAAACGCGATTGCCGCTCTGCCAGCTCTCTTAGTCCTGTAAACATCGAACTGGAAAAACATTTTCCGCTTGTCGCGTCTGATTGCTAACTCGTTGTATACACTTCTCAAGATTCTTTCGTAGTGCCTAAGCTCTAGCGGAACATCGAGTCTAGGAAACCGACGCGGCTTTTTTCTTCTGCGACGACGCATTTTCGCCCCCGGCGTTACATCTGTGAGAGTTCACGTTACATTACCGACAGTTCACGTATTCTTTATTTGAAGATACTCTAAGATATTAGCGAGCTTACGGAGTAAGCGAGCAATATCTTAGAGTATCAGCGAGACTTTAGTCGAGCTGAGCTAAATTTGGACGAACTATGTACGTGATCACGTACGCGATCGTGATCGCTACATATATACGCGTGAGGAAATTTATTCCTCTTTCTTGTGTTTCTTCTTGAACACGATCTTCATTTTCGCCTTCAGCTTTTTGAGCACTCGCTTCTTCCTGCGCTTGTACTGCTCGAATATTTCCTCATCTTGCCACCATACTTTCGGTTTCATGGCTTCTCCTCCTTCTTTGCAGGTTCTGGAGGAGTGATCCTGAGTCCAAGCATTGCGGTATCGGCAGCTTGGCGTTCCTCAAGATACATCAAGTCTCGCTCCATGCTCCGGAACTGCCGAAAGAACGGGGCCAGTTTCCTCACGACTTCCAGCTCGTAAAGCTCGCCGATGATAGTCCTAGAAATGTGAATAGCGACATTGTCGATGTTGACCAAAAGAGTTATGTTGGTTCTATCTTCCAAAGCTGGAACTTCGAACGTAGCTATTTCAGTATTGTGTTCGTCCAAAACTTGAATGTCACCAGCTTTCGTAGATTCTTCAAAACATCTTTTGATGATTTGCTCCAAGTCAAATACCGTCTTCCTGTCCGGCTGCTGAATTGTCATTTCTTCCTCCTAGGTGCTGCTGTTTGGTTCTATCTTCCTGACTGGCCCATGCAAAATTTTCATCGTCACTTCGACAGTCGCTCCGCACATTCGGCACGAGATTTGCTGATAGTGCGTTCCGTCTTCGTATATCTTGTCCTTGATGATGACAGGACTCACGAACGGATACTTGCAAAACTGACAGACTTTAAGCATCTTAGTCTCCGACGATTTCTATTTCTACAATCTTTTCCTTCTGATAGTGCTCGATTCTCGCCAGCGAGTGTTTCATCAAATACCGATTGTGCTTATCGACGAAGTCCGAAATGTAGACTCGATTCTCTCCTTTCTTCTTGCGCAAGACTCTGCCAAGCCTCTGCAAGACTAGCTCCCAGCCTTTGCCTCCGGCCGCATTGACCCAGCTGTCTATTTCTGGAATATCGACGCCTGTGTCAAAGATTGGGCTTGCAATCAGCACTGAAACTTTCCCTTTCCTGAATTTACCTATCACTTTATTCCTGACTGGTATCGGCGTGCTTCCAGATAAGAATTTTACTGGCACGTCTATCTTAGATTCCAGCAATTTCTTCAGGATAATGCCATGCTTGATTCTGGCGACAGTGACTAGAACCGAGCGTTCCTTGTCAAGATGGCCAAGCACCTCGCTTAGCACTAATGAATTTCGCACTTCGTTGCGCACGATACCGAATCTATAAGCTCCAGTGTATTTCAGGCTCTTCGGTACTGTCGGAGCGTCCACTTCTACGAACCTCGCTATCGGTCTAGCAGATCTTCCTAGATTTACGAGCTCCTCATTGCTGACTCTCGCTACGATTGGCCCAGTGATTCCCTTGTAGTGCATCATCTTGACCATGTTGTCTTCATCTATCGTGCCTGATAGACCGAAGCGCATCGGAGCGAAACAGGCTTTCGCAATCTCTGTGCAGAGCCTCGCCTTGTTCGTATGAAACTCGTCGATGAACATGATGTTGCAATTTTCCAGAAATTTGTCAAACCTGTCATCCTCGTCAAGCAGCTTGCTCGCAGTCTGGACTGTAGCAGACAAAACGCCAGTCTTAGGAATCTTCTTCTTTCCAGCGCCGATGGTTTCTACCGGAATATCGAAATATTCCTTGAACCTCTTAGCGGTCTGATTGACAAGCTGAACTCTGTGGACAAGATACAGGACTTTTGGCATACCAAAGAGCTTTTCGTATTCCGTGATTATAGCTGCCGCCATCGCCGTCTTGCCAGCATTTGTCGCACAGTGTAGAATTCCTCGCTTGCGTTTCAGAGCGGCGTTCACAGCCACGACTTGCTCTGGACGGAATTCTACATCGAAGCTGAATTTCTTTATAGGCTTGAATTCCTTGTCGAATTTGGTTCTGTTGTCTTCAAGTTTGAATCGGATATCGTTTTTCTTAAGCTGCTTTAAGACTCTTGGCAGCAATCCTGACAAGAACGACTTGGAGCGCCCATCGTAGAATTTCATCCATTTGGCTTGTTCATGGATTTTTTCGATTTCTTTGCTTCGCTTAGCTTCGTCTTCGACGCTTCTGAAATACGCGAATTTCTTGAGAAGATACCGCGCCTTCCAGAACTGGTTCTTGTCTTCGATACGCAGAAACTGGTATAGCTCTTCTAGCTCGTATTTCTTTCCTTCAAAGAACGTCTGCGAATCGTAAGCGTACAGGCGAATCATCGTGGATACCTCATCACTTCGCCTTTTCGCAGTCTCGGATATCTGTAAACCGGAGATCGTGGGAACCGCTCAGGAGTTCTGGGGAATCTCTTTCTGATGTTATTGCCAGGAATCACGGGAGTATTCACGGACCAGTGAAGCCTCTTGTTGGTAGACCAGTGAAGCTTTTCACTGAGAGTATTGTCCAGAATCACTGTGGCGCTGCAAGAGCTGAGGTCTACTAATCGGCCTTTGATGCGTCTTTTGCTAGTGGCGTTCAGCACGAGCGTGAAGTCCTGCCCAGTGGTCAGCTTGCTGATTGGAACTTCCCTGTTTTCTAGCATCTACCTCTCCCTACTACTATGAAACACGACTGGAGAGGTTTTCTTCACCAGACGAGGAGTTCCCTAGGCCCGGTTTAAGCCGTCCTAGGCGGCGGAAATCGCAATCCAGAATGGACTTTGCCACGATACCAGCGGCCACTGGCGCAGAATAAATTTTCCTACGTAGGGTAAGGCTGGGAATTTCTAAAACGTTCCTAGGAGCTCCCTAGCGATTAGTTTTCAAGTTGGTCGGAGCTGGAGCAGGAGAAACAGGAGGATTAGACGCTGGTGTCACTTTATCTAAGAGCTGTTTCTGCAGGATTGTCGGTTTCAGGAACCCATGATAGACGAAATGCTGAAGAGCCAGCTGTTGAACCCAATGCCATAATCCGTGGAGCACGATAATATAGTCGAATGTTATCGATACGACATGTCCGGTCACACCCCACGAAACGCCTACAGAAGCAAAGAATGCGAGCACCGCTCCAAGAACCTGATTGATTCTTGTCGTGTCTTGAGTAATCTTCGGGAAAAGCGGACTGTCTTTAATCCATTGAACTACAGCGACAATAACGACCGCCAGCGTTCCACTTGAAAAATACTGTGAAATGAGTGCTACTAATTGTTGTGCTGTCTGATTGTTCATACTGCCTCCTTATGGTTTTGCCATTTCCATCTTGAATATGTTCAAATACTGATACAATCCTGTTCCGTCTATAGATTTAGAAAATAGTCTGATAGCGTCTTGGTCTACAAATCCGGGGCTGATATTTCTTAGGATGGGCGCTGGTTTCGATGGGATGCTTGGCAGAGTGAGAGTAGTTCCTAGAGGACCTTGAAACTCTGATAACTGATACAGTTTCGGCAGCCAGTAGGTTCCACCAGAGACATCGCAGTCAGAATAGTCTATCGCATAGAATTTTGTATTTATCACCGCCATCTGGGTGGGAAGTATGGTTCTTTGAGTGTTAGGAGCAATTCCACCACTGGGAGGGCCTGATTGTATAGAGCTGTCCAATGGCAATGTGATGTAGTCTAAGCCCGGTGGTTTTGAGACCATTCCCCTATAGAGAAGAGCCGTGTTTAGTATTGCAGGAGTTCCAGTGTGATTGTCTAGTTTGTATAGACCTATCCAAAAGTTCTCAGAATTGGAATTTTGAGTTTGTACGAGATTGTTCTGAAGTATGGCGCCATTGGTACTATCACTGGTATGACTGACGAGTGGACTAGGTGAGTAGACAGGAGTAAAACTTCCAATGTAGCCTGGAAACTGACCAACAGTGTGGTGGTATGGTTGAGAAGTATCTAACTGAAGTAGAATACCCAAGGAATTTCCATCGAACGCAGCATTCACAATAGACAAGAATATCTGATTTGCATTGTCTGTGCCACTGAGGAACGGGTAGTTCGGAAGATACCAAGCATAGTTAAGTAGGAACCTGAGATCCAATGGATTCTGGAAAGGCCCGAAAACCAAATCGCCCACAAAATTTCCATTCGGATAAGCTGGTATAGTAAAACTATCTATGCCAGCTTGTCCTAATACGTCCGAACCCTGTCCAGAAGCCAGATTAGCTATAGTGACCAATAGTTCTGATCCTATAGAATGAAAATAGAATAAATACGCCAATGAAGGACTCGCCAATGAAAAATTGCTGACGAAGACTGTTGCTAGAGATTGTCCAGTAGCCGGATTGAGAGGAAACAAGTATGGTCCAGGAGAGTAGGGACCAGAATTGTAACTTATAATTTTGATAGCAGATGGAGCGTAGATCCCGAGTGGGGCGCTTAATACATTTCCAGCAGTCAATCCAGAAATGTCTAGAAATATCACGTAGAAAGGAGTGCCGTATCCATCATGAGAGACATAAGCGGGATAAATTATCGCCATAGTTCTGTGATCGGTAGACACTGCCATTGGTACAAAACAAGTCCCAGCTTGGCTTGCCAGGAGCGCTTCGGCGTAATCGGCAGATTTCAGAATGTCCCTAGCTCTAATGGCTATGACTTTATTGCTACCAGCCTGTTGCACTAGAATATCCAATTGATTGTCAAAAAGTGAATTGTTTCCAAAAGCTCCAGGCCCAATTTGCCCAGTGAATAGAGTCTGAATCTTACCGCTGAAAAATGGAGGATGTATGACTTCTGTTGGCTGCACTGAAGCGCCTACGGGGACAGCTGAGATATTTCCTTGGCCATCGTTTACCAGTATGACATTCTGTCCAATCACGACCGGATACTTTGGGAATGCTGTGAATTGGTTTCCCCTGCTATCTGCCGCTAAGACCGTTCCGTCGTCATTGAGACTGATCACGCTCGCAAGGGAGTATGTCGGTGTATCAAAAGTAGCCTGAGATGACAGACTGCTTCGTATCAGTTCTTTGAATTTCTCTCTTAGAGGTCCACTCATTGTGGTATCGCCGCCGTCACTCCGTCACCAGTCACGACTATGACTATCGTGCCGATCACCACATTCGGGTCTGGATAGCCAACTCCATAAAATGTCTGATCTGATGCTTGGACATCCACCGTACCATCGTCGTTGATGTTGATTACAGTTCCTTGCGTTGGCTGCAAGTCTCCGGTAGTTTGAGTTGAGTTCTCGTCTAGTACTTCTTGGATAAGCTGTTTGAGCGCTAGACGCAATGGGCTTCCTTCTGGCATGTCTTCCTCCTACGGCAATCCGCCGCCAATTACGGCTCCGCCAGGACTGAGAGACCATTTTCCTTTCTTGGCTTGATAGAGCTCAGCGGTCAGGTTGAGCACCACTCCGCCGGTCCTGGAGAAGCTGACGTTCACTGTCTGGATTCTGCCACAATCTGCGTACGTCAAACCGTTCACGAACAGATGATCTCCGACTTCAGGCAGCGTATTTCTGTAGACGGCGGCGACCGATGTTCTAAGTCTCGGCGAATTGAGCTTTTGGTAGTTGTAGAGATACAACAACCAGTATCCATTCTGCCCGTTCTGGATATTGGAGTTCGGTGTCACGATGGCGACATTGGAAGGAGGCAGTGGAGTGCCAAGCGTAAAAGTTTGAGGGTTCACTAACGGGAATGTCCACTGTTCCATCGTGATGCTGTAGAAACTAGAAGCCGCATCACCGCTTGTGCCACCGCCCTGAGGTATTAGCACTATAGCATTTGGAAACGTAAGAAACTGGTGACTTATGATGTCAAACAATGTGACGCCAGTCGCACTGCTACTAGAGTCTAGTCCATAGATCCCCTGGTTCGAAGTGTAATCGTTGAAAGCGAATTCAAATGGCCCTCCCTGTTTGGTCAATCCAGTAATTGGCGAGCCAATGAAAGAAGACACATTTCCTGGTATCACTATCTGCTTCACCAGACGCGTGAAGTTTGTGATGCCTCTCATCATATTTGGATTGGTGGGAGAAGGGAACTGTTTCCAGTATCTACCATTTGTGACGCTAGCATTAGGATTGGTAAGATCGCTAGGATTAGCCGGAGTCCATTCTTCGTAATTGCCATCTACAAGCCAACCATCCGGTATCGGTATGAAATCCGTAGCTCCTAGAGTGCTGGGCGCTCCTGCAGAAACCGTGAACTTTGGCTGCTTCTGCGCGTGAACGTAGTCGTAGACGAATTGTTGCGGGAGGCCAGTGTTGATGAGAAGCAGCGTTGGATTAAGTATGGAAGCCACGTCTGAAGAATAGTCCATGGCTTGATTGGCATTGATGACGTCTGTCTGTGAAATGGTTATTTTCTTGGAGACGTTCGGATAGGCTCCAGCGTTGACGAAATGATAGCCGTCTTTCCTGACGATCAGGTCTGCCAGCATGATCGAAGCGATTTGCTGCAAGCCAGCCAGAGCTTGTCCTCTGAACGCGAAGTGCTTGATGAACGGAACCAGCATCGCCCATTCTACGACATTGCCATATCCAAGTCCAGTGCCACCGATTATACCCCCACCACCATATCCATACAGAACCTGATTGGCAAGAACAGCTAGAGAGACGTAAACTGGGCCAACGTTCGGCACGTCTGGAGGAGTCTGAGCGGCCGTCTGCGCAGTGCCATTGAGGGTGAGAGCTGGGCCAGAAAGGATATCCACCATCCCACCAGTGCTCCAGCCACTAGATACAGACTTGACGATTCCTGTTCTGCCGAACGGCAGTCCTATCAGCATGTCTTCAAGTATCTTTGACGGCGCTATGGTATCCTTCAGCAATGAAATAGAGAAGCTGCCTCCCGTAGCGGTATAGGACAGCGTCATGGCTACTACGTTGGCTTCTGTAAAGATAGTGCTTCCCGGCATCAGAGAAGACAGACTGGATAGCAATATATTTTCTGATGCCGCTGAAAAGATGGCAGGTTGGAATCCAGTTCCCATGCTAGAACCCAAACGCTCCTGTAGATATGTCGCTTCTGGATTGGAGAATCATCTGCAATTCATAGACGTGAGGCTCAGTGCCAGGAATATATTTCGCCCTGAACGCCGAAGCCGACTGCGCGAATATGACATTGTAGACTTTGCCGAGAGCCTGAAGCTTGAACGGCGTGATGCTGGAATTCGCCAGATTGAACTGGTTGATGAGAGTGTTCCTCAGAGGCCAGCTCAATTGTGCATTGCCTAATTGCTGGCCGAACAGTTCCAGCAGCGTATAGTTTTTCTGCAACGTAACATTCAGCTCCGACAGAGCTGTCAAGTTAAGCTCGTCTATAACGCAAGTGATAGTGAACTCTTGGATGAAGTAGACCTTGACCTTTTGGCTGACGATACTGTCCTCGAAATCGTTGTTCGTAACGACAGTAGTGTCTATGGTAGTGACTCCGCCTTTCGTGACGGCGACCGTCTTAGTAACTGTCTGTCTTTCGATGCCAGTGGTCGGGTCTGCAAATGTCTTGGTGTCGATAGACGTGACAGTCGTCGTTACCTGCCCATATTCGTCGGTGACCGTTTCGGTGTCTGTTTCTGTGCTATCACCTGTAAGCAAATTGGTTGTCTTGTTGCTAGTCACCACAGACCCATCAGGATATGTCGTCTTGGTAACGACGGTCTTCTGGACGCCATTGAACTGATTGATCGTGTCTACGGTCGTAGTGCCAAAGTCCTTCGCCGTAGAACTGCCAGTCTCTGTCGTAGTGGTAGTAATGATCTTGCCATCTGGAGTCGTAGCAGTGCTGGTCGTGACTCTGGACAGAATAGGATTGCCGAAGGCGTCCGTAGTAGAATTGTTCAAAGTGCCGGGAACTATCTGCACCTGAGTCTGGATATTCGTTACGCCTTCCTGCTCGCCGCCAGCCCATTCAGCGTTGATGGCCGAGAAAAACTGGTAATGAATTACGCCGTCCAGCGTCGTGACTTTCAGTGGCTGTGGATTGTCATACGTCGGCGGCACCGAAAAGACGTTTTTCTTTTCTACATTCGTCACGATGCCGTTTATAGTCGTAGTGTCTATTTCACGGACGGTAGTCTGGCCACCGACGCTCTTCTCAGTGATGACGGTGCTGGTTCTGGTAGGCGTCGCACTGCTCTGAGTCGTCACGGTCGTAGTCAATACGTCCTTGTTCTGCGTAGTGACTGTAGTCGTAGTGATGACGGCACCATTCGGCAGAGTATGCACATTGGTCTGAGTGTTGGTGACGATGCCACTATTCGCAGCGTCTACTCTGCGCAGCCAGTTTCTCGTGCGAGTCTGGAAGCTCGTTACTCCGCCAGTGAATGCCGTCACGACTAGATTGATTCCACCAGCGGGAAGATTAGCACCGGACAGATTGAATACAGAGCCAGACTTGTAGGAAGCGCCAGCGTCTACAGAAGAATACCAATCGTCTGCTGTCGTATATCCAGAACCCGGCATCTGGATAGAACCAGACCCTCCACTCAGAATCGTAGCTCTCAATCCTACGTAAGAAGAATCTGGAAACGCTCCAGTAGGAACAGGAGGACCAGTCGGCGTCAGCTTCTGTACGATGGTGCCAGCCAGTGAAACATAGATTCTGGCAGGAACGACAACGAAGCAGTCCGAGTTCCACGATTTGAGCGTAGGATTGTTGATCGTGCCCTTCAAGCTTGTGTAGCTTGGAGTAGGCTTGATCTTGATCGTACCTGCCAGACCTGTAAAACTGGCTGGGAGCTTCTGAGTCTTTATCGTAGCCGCGAGTCCGACGTACGTCAGGACCGGCTGATTGAGTGTTCCCTTCAACCCAATAAAGCCATTAGGAACGTTAATCTTGAAGAGGATCTGACCAGCTAGGCTGACGTAAGTCAAAGCGACAGTGATAGCAGACGGATTAGCGACGTAACAGTCTACGTTCCAGCTTCGCTGAGGAACGGTCACGAAGCAATCTGTGTTCCAATTCTTGGAATTATAGAATGGAAAGACGTAGCAATCTGTATTCCAGGTCTTGCTGTTAGAAGACGGTCCCAAAGCGACTATCGCAGCAAAGAAAAGAGAAGGAGCGGTTTGAGTGGCGGTCGCAGGATAAGATATCCCAGTTGGTCCTGCCGCCATGTATCCCTGAGTGCTGAAACTGCCAGCCGCTCCGGCACTGGTGAATCCAGAAGCTAAAATGCTAGGAGTACTAGCTCCTCCTACGAAGAAAGCGTAGAGCATTTCGCTAGCACTCGTAGGGGTCGCAGATATGGTGATATTGTTAGACGAGGCAAGCTGCGAAGACGAGGATATGTCTATAGTGGAAGCCGTGAATTCGGCTCCACCTATATCCATGCTCCCTGTAGTAGCAGACCAAGTGACGGTGATGGTGGCTGTTCCACCAGTGGCTATCTTGGCGCAATACCAAAGCTGACTGCTGAAATTTCCAGCTCCCGTCTGATAGGAATTTGGAACAGCTATCCAAACGTTGCCACCAAGATTGTCTGCGACCGTGCTGATGGTCTGTGTGCCAACCCATTTCACGCAGACGATGCCCAGATCGCCAACGGACAGCGTGACGCCGGTCAATCCCAAAGAACCAGCTCCAGCACTGTGGACTGTTCCGTAGCCTCTCACAAACGTAGGCACTGAAGCCGTCTGCTTGATCGCTACGACTGCCATCACCCAATTTGCGCTGCTCTGAAGAGTTGCCGTCGCAGAATATGTCGTAGTGGAAGCAGCGTTCTGGAATTCTTGTATACTGCTTACGTTATTTCCTGAAGAATCGCTGAAGGAACCACTGTAACCAGCACCCTGAGCTGAGTAGAAGTTTGAGAAATTTCCTATGGCGATATCGGTCATTCCAAGACCGAGCAGCAGATCGCCAGCTGTCGCGTTCGAGGGAGTCGCGCCAGAATTTGGTGCAGTGCCAGTGCCGCCAGCAGACGCTGAAGTTTCTAACGTGAATGGAGTAGTGTTGAACCCCAAGTACCAGATCGCGTTCATTGCCCAAGTCGTGGAGCTTGCGAAGTTTACAGTGACGGTCGTATTTCCCGCTGTCTTTACGGTGGCGTAGTAGAGAGTTATCGTTCCGCCAAGACCGCCAAGGAAAGAAGTGGAGAAATTCTGCGTATAGAGCTGAACGTATGTATTGCCCTTATCGTCCGTGACAGAGCTTGGAACGTTTCCTGAACCGTAGGCAGCTATCTGCAGAAATATGGTCTGCCCAGAAGCCAGCGTTCCATAGTTCAGCGTTCCGCTAGTAGTAGCAGAAACTCCACTGACATTCGAGCTGACATATACCGCTGGCATTAGTGCCTTCTAGTACCCTCTACCAAGATATCCTTCGAATACTTATAACGTTCAAGCTTGTAGATTCTGGACTTCGCGCTGCCCGTGTACTCTAGCCGGATTTCAATACCGATTCCCAGTTCTAGATTGTGTCCACCAATGATTTCAGCCAGCACTTCGTTGCGAAATACTCCTTCCGCTATGAAAGCACTGGCTTCAGTCACGAAATAGTATCGGTCCAGATCAGAAAGTTCCAGAAACAGATTTGGAAACAGAGAACTGGTGAGCTGGAGCCCGGTCATCTTGGCTCCATTGCTTCTTTCCTTCAACTGTGTCCAGAATACGTTTTTGGAAGAGATGGAAGTGCCGTTCTCAAAGTTAGAAAGCCACATTGGGCTCCTCCCTTTTATAGAATCTATGCTGCCACTTTCAATCTAGGAAATCTTTGTGGCAGTCTGGGAAACCTCAAGACTTTATATTTCTCAAGGTATTTAATTGCCTTCTTGAATCGACCTATATCGTCTTTGAACATTCCAAGAACCAAGTTGCAACTGAGGCAGACTTTTCCACGCTTCTTTCCAGTCTTATGACAGTGATCTCCATAAGTGAAGCATGGAACTCCGCACAGTTCACAGATGCCATTGATCTCTTTTCTTCTCTTCTTCAAACCTTCGTGGGCATACTTAACCATCTCTCTAGAAGTAGCACGTTGCTTTGCAGTTTTAGGTTGAGAGTTGGCAATCTGTATATTTTTGAGATCTGCTTTGAGCCTATTGGGATATTTATACCTATTCTTTCCCTTCAACCAAGTCCTAGACATAGTGCTCAACACTTTCTGGCCCACTTTTCTAGCTTTGGCTAGAGACTTCAGTTGCCTTTCAGTTCTAGGCATAGCGCAGCCTATCTTAGAATTTCTCCTGAGCGCTTCTAATTGTTTCTTGGTTCTTGGAAGAGAGTGCGCTATTTTCGCGTTTCTTCTGCAAGCTGCTAATTGTTTCCTAGTCATCATGTGTTGGTTACCCAGATTTGATTTGCCGACGCAACAGAGCTAGTAGGCTTAGTCGCTGCGACGTTCGCAGAAGTCGTGCCAGCATCCGCTGGCCTGATAAAGTTTCCGGCCGCACCAGGAGTTATGTTCGTCCACTGAGGCGCTCCTTCTGTCCCTCCAGCAGCGACGTCATTGTACTGCCACGTGATTGTCGGCGTTGGGCCAGAATAGGCGTATCTTACCGCCAAGACACCGAACGTGTTTGTACTGGGAACAGTGGCATCTGCCGGTATCTCGAAGTCAATGTTGAACCTGATCGCGCCTCCAGCCGTAGGAGTGTTGACGGAGGAATTGACATAGTTAGTGAGACCCTTCAGCCTGTTTGCTACCGCTCCACCAGCGACTGGAGATGCTGGCTTCCAAGCAGCGATAGGAGCGGCATCAGTAGTCGCTACCACAGAAACGTACGGAATATTTCCATTGATCGTGGTGCCAGCAAATTGCTCTTTGGTCGTGGTAGAAAATGTAGAATCGTCCCACGACTCGATGGTTGGAGGTGACGACAACGCTTGGCTGAAAGTCACCTTGAAAACATTCTGCGCTGAGCTGTTATTGCCCGCGTTCGCTACTTGTGACGGTATGCTCATCTTCGCCTCTCTAGATATAGTTACGTTGCTGAAATCTCCTGCACGATTCTGTTGATTATCAAATCTCCCGTGTTCGGGTCCACTCCGACCTGGACGTTGACTCCCTGTCTAGAAGAGATGGCCTGATGCAAAGCGTCCACCAGACTCTGCAGATTGCCAGCTTGCGGCGATTGGTTCAAAGAGTCTGCAATTTTGCCAGGAATCCCCACTAGAGCCGTAGTGAGAGCATCTAGCTTGGCGTCCAGAGTAGTCGTACCAACTCCCACTTGAGAAGATGGCGTCACCGGCTGCTGAGCTCCCGGTCCGGCCGTAGGTCCTCCAGTGACCTGCCCGAATCCAGTCGCAGGAGGAGTTCCGACAGGAACGTTCGTAATGCCTCCACCAGGACCTATGATGCCGGGATTGTTTGGAGTGCCAGTGAATTGCGCCATCTGCTTCGTGGCTAGAGCCAGCTGATTGGAGAAGTTCTGGATATTTGGAATCGTGCCTAGCAGGACGTCTCTGATGCGGACAGCCAAGTCTGTGAACGAAGTGTCTAGCCGTGGGATATCGCTGCCTCTTGCCAGAGCTTCTGTAGCGAGGCCTTCTGCCGGCGACATCAAGCTGCCGACCACTGGCGAAGGACCGCCGGGAGCTCGCACTTCTTCCCCGCCACTCGCGGCCTTGAAGAAATCTTTGGAAGCATTGGCAATCTCTTTCATGCCATCTGAGACAGACTTGCCCAGAGCCATAGCTTCTTCCATGTCTTTACGGTTCTGCTCTGCGGCCTTGCGAGCGGCGGATATTTCGGCTTCTGTGCCTCCATGCATCGCCACTTCTTCGATGAGTCTAGCCTGCTGGAATCTAGCGCGTTCTGCTTCGCGTTCACGCTGAGCGAACGTAAGAGACTCTTGTGGGCCACTGACCGTGGTTGTGTCCTTTTGACCAGTAGCTTTCAACATAGCGCGATAGGAGTCAATCGCTTTCTGATTGTAATCCAAAGCGAATTGCAGTCTCCTATCATATAGGTTCTTGTCCAGATCTGCGATGCGACTAAGAATCTTCATTTCTTCTTCTGCATTGCCCTTAGCCAACGCGAGCTTCTGTTCCTGATATCGAATCTCATCATTGATAGCCACGATCCTAAGCTTCTTAGTGAACTCCATAACTTGATCCGCTTGTTTGATAGCCAAATCTCGTGCTTTGACCAGTTCTTGAGCTGCACCAATGACGTCTCCTTTGCCTTGGAGTTCAGCAAATCGCTGCTTGCGATAAGCAATCTCTTGGTCGACGGTCACAAGGCCGAGTTGCTGGCCAACCTTCATAGCCTCCTCTAGAAACTGCTTGCGCTTGTTATAGAGCTCAGCTTCTATTTTCAGTCTCTCATCACCGACGATACGCTCATCAGACAGCTTTCTCTCTAGAAGATTTATTTCAGTAGACAGATTCAAGGCCCCGTTCGCTTTGAGCTGAAGCTCTTCTTCCTTGAAGCCCTTCATCACGAAATCAGAGACTAGCTGAGCGGCGTCTACTCGATTCTTGAGGAGATCGTTTTCGTACTTGATGCGCTGATCTCCCTTTACGTCCTTCATCTTATCTTCAAGAAACAGACGCTCCTCAGTCAGCTTGTTCAAAGCTCGTTCTAGTTCCGCCTGTTCTGCTGCTCTGCCACCAGTCTCTACTCCTAGCTGTCTGGCCTTCTCCATCAGTCTGACTTGCTGTTGAACTTCGGCAGCCAGCTTGCGTTCGTTCTGGATATTCATCTCGATTTCAGTGTTCAAGTTTTCGGCAGCGTCTCTCTGGCCTTCTATTGCTGCTCCGGCTTTGGCAGCTTGCGCTTGCTCTGCTTCCATGTTGGCAAATATGGCAGCCGTTCCCTTTTCTACAAGACCAAGCTTCTCCTGCCAGTACAGATAGGCGTAAGTAGCTTCCTGTATCATTGTCTTGATGTCTTTGAAGACCATTACGAAACTGTTGAGAATTGGAATCGTGTCTCTGCCTTCAGCCACTGCCTTGATCCATGCGGAGGTTTCTCTGATCAAGTCTGTCAGTGCTGGCAGGACCTTTGTGCCAATCGTGATTTCCAGTCCTCTGAAGACCTGCTCAAGTTCAGCTGTCGCTTGCTTGTATGCTAACGCCTGTTCTGCCGCCTGTTCCACTGGTCCCAGCGTAGACTGAACAGAGGCCTTCTGCTTTTCCCACTCTTCATTGCTGAGCCTTAACATTGGAATTAGCTGACCGCCGATACGAGCGCCTAAGAGAGAGGTAGCAATTTGGAGCCGTTCACTGTCTGAAGAAGCACCTGAAACTTTCTGACGAACCAAATCTAGTACCTGACCCATTGCCAGCGCGTGACCACTAGTGTCTCTCAATGCGCCAAGAGTTTTGCCGAGTCTGGTAGACAGAGGATCCAGAGAGTTCTGTGTCTGATGGACCTGTGTCGAGAGCATCTGCATAGCGCGTGCTCCCATATTAGCATTGACACCGAAGCGTTCCATGACACCCACTACAGTCGCTGTATCTCTGACCGTCATGCCCATGCGATTGGATAGATGCTCCATCTCCAATCCCCACTCTGCGGTCTTCTTAACAGCCTTCTCAAGAGCGACAATAGCTGCGCCAGCTATTGATGTGACTATACCGATGCCAATCAGGTTCATGCTGCCAGAGATGGCCTTGGCAGACTTCTCGGCCAATTCTTCGGCCTTCTTCAGCTCTCCCTCGAACTTGTTGAGGTCCACTGAAACGTTCGCTAGTAGATCAAGGAAGTTTACGGGCATGGCGTTTCATTTCCTCAATTTCTTTTCTCATCTGCTCAGCGTAGTCAGGATCGTCCCAATATCGTCTGGCAATTTCCAGCATAGAATTGCCCTTGAGATCCTTAGCCTCTCTGAACTGAGCATCCACCATTTCAAAATGTTCCTTCGACGAGAAAACTCTCAAGTCCAAACTTCTCTGGTCACTGTACTCCTTGGTAGTTCCGGTTTGCGGATTAGGCACTCCGCTCTGATTGCCAAGGAATTCTTTTGCCCTAGCTACTGCCGGACGGTATGTCGGCTTCGGCTTAGACTCTTTCTTTTCAGGCTCCTTCTTTACATCACTCTTGACTGGCTTGTGCCCGTTCTTTGTTCCAAACTTTCTTCTGTGATTGGCGTCGACGAGTCTGTTGATTTGGGGGAGGGTGAGCCTTCCGGTTTGTTCTGGGTCGAAGCCGTACTCTGCTGCAAAGAACTCAAAAACGGAATCCCAAAGGTTAGTGAGGAAGCTTCCATCAGCTTCTTCACTACCGGAAGGCTCTGCAAATTTTTTATTAGGCTTTCCAAGTCGTTTATCTCGATGAACTCTTTGAACAGCTTCTGCGCTGTAGGAGTGTCGAGATAGTCGTCGAAGAACTCCTTGGAAAGTCCTTTATTGATTTGCTCACCAGTTTCCGGGTCCTTTGGCAGGGAGAATATCGCGTATGCGAGCTCCGCTACGTCCACTCGCATAAGGACTCTAGCTACCAAGACCATTGGATTTGGAACCTCGCCCTCGTTCGTAGCGGCGATTGTTTCCTTGACCACGTCAGTAGCGTTGTTCTCCAACCAAGAACCAACAGAGTACAAACGACGCAGAGGGAGAGGCATCATGGTCAGCTCTCTCCCACCGACCGTCACTTTTCGTCCTGTCTTCAACCAGACTTCGAGACTCACGACTGCCTCCAATTATGTCAAAGGAACTACGAACACGTCGAACTGGCCCAGTTGCTGACCCGGATTCTTGGTGATGTCGTGCCTGAATTCAAACACGGCATCAAATATCGTTTCGCGCTGCTCCGGGAATGGCAAGCGTAATTCGAGGGGCGGATACACGATCCAGCCAGTGATGGCATAGTATCCGCCTTCTGGCGTGGGATGGAAGAATTTCATCAGCGAAAACGGCATGTGCGCGTTACCACCGAACTGTTGGCTGTACAAAGTGCCGCCAGCCGATGCCGTGCCAAAGATAGTCGTAGAGCCGAGGTTGAAGTTTCTGAGATACAGCGAGACATTCGACGCCGATACTTCAAGAAGAGGAACAGTTACGTTCACTCGTTCTTCCAGCGTGAACCGTCTCAGAAGGATCAAAGGATTGCCGCCGACCACGTCGTACGGACGCAGCGTGTAGTTAAAGGAGGCGTCTCCTTTGATCTGACCTAGGTTTGCATAAGGACTGCCGTACAAGATCTGCCCGTTCCCGAGCAGAATATTTCTAGCATCCTGTAGTTGAAGCAGTCCGCTAGATTGTACTCCCGGAGGAAGTGACATCTATTTTCTCCTTTTCAGTACCACGTATTTGCAAGAGCTTCTACCCGAAAAATTGTCGCTATATGATAGATGTTGTTCGTCGGTTCAAACAGAATCGGGCTGCGCTCTGTTTCGTAGCAGCGTTCGATACGAACAGTGCTGCCTCCCGGCTGCGACTGACCCGTCCAGTTCGTATTGCACAGAGTGCGAAATATATATTCGTAGATTATGCTTATGAATCTACGACCGTCTACGTTCGACGCGATATTGCCTCCAACCCAGATATCCACGCGCAAGTCCAGATGCCGATAGACGTTGACAATGCCTTCTGCCGCTCCATTGCAATTGACTGTCACCATCGGTGTGGCAGCGTTCGCGCCGAAGTCCTGATATTGTCCAACTACAATGTTCGGCACTGAATTTGGTCCGTTGACAAGGGGATCCTGCACAGTCGGGAATTTGCTCTGCACATCTGGTGGAAGAGCTGGGAACATGAAGTTCCTCAAATAGTTCACACATAGACGTGAGACCTGTTCACTCATGCTGCCAACCCCGCGTATCTCCAGATCTCTTCCATCGTAACCGTATGAAGCATACCGACATAGACCGGAGTCGGTGAATCTGGAAGCTCTATCGGTTGCAGATGCGGTTCGTCCTTCCAGTGAACGCCATCAGTCAATTGAAATTGAGGAGCGACTTCTAATATCTTTCTCCAAGTTGGATGGTTCTCGTTATAGTCTGGCACAGGAGTCATAGGCACTACATCCACCGCAAACAGATATTCATGCCAGCTATGCCCTGGAGGAGCATCTGTGACTTTGACATTCTGGTCTTCAGTTAGCGGTGCCAGTTTGACCTTGCCTCTGAGAATGTTCACTGTAGAAACAGGCAAGCGACCTTGCGCATAGTACGCCATCTGCTCGTCTGCAGACGCCGCTCCTCTTGTGACGCGAATATCGAATCCGAGGACAGATGCCATTTGCCGAACTCTATTCGCCAGAGTTGGATTGATTGGAGTCAGCCGAGCTTCACTTATAGAATCTAGCATTAGCTTTCGTACCCCGCTATCCTGACATTGACTTTCTTCAGCTCGCTTAATAGAGGCTTCCAGAATCTGTCCTTGATGTCCTCGTACGACTTCTCATGAAACCTGCGAGGCCGCATACGAGAAGTACCATAGATGAGGAAAGGCATCTCTGGAGCATTGCTCGTAATATAGACCGTAAATTTTCTGGAAGTCGTCTGCTCGACTGGCTGGAGTCTGATGCTGCTTTTGAGCTTTCCAGACTGTTCGTGAACCAATCTGTCGTCGCCATGCAAGGCGTCCTTTGGGCCAGTGACTCTATATGGATGGCCCATCTCCCTGAGTTCTTGCAGAGTGTGATCGTCTAGGCTGATGTTCTTCATCACTCTTTCTTTGTACTGCTTTCCGACATCAGTAAGCCCTTTCATGACCGCTTTCTGCACTGCTTCAGTGACGCTTCCAGTTCTGATGATTAGCTGGAAGCCTGCTCCTTGGACTTTTCTGTTCTGTGCCATCACTTCGTTCCTATTCCGACGCCTACCGCAACGCCGATGCCCGTCCGCTGAGTACGACGCAATACTGTCCTATAGAAAACCTGATCTGCTAAAACTCCCCAAGTGACAGGCTCCAGCTGGTCCGCCACTTCCCAGAGCTTGCCATTCCACTCGATCAAGTCGCCAGCGTACTCTGGAATGTTGACGCCGTCTATAGTCAGGTACGCCGGACTGTAGCCTTGCAGAGAGAACTCGCTATAGACGTCTAGATCTCCGGTTGTGAAATATCCACGCTTGACGGTGTCAAAGACCTTGACCTGCGAAAGCCAGACATGGTCTAGTCTGACACTGTATTTCGGAGTCCTGAACTGCTCGTTCGGGTTGACTACGTTGGTCCCTGGATTAACCTGCGTCCCAGCGGTTTCGTAGACTTCAAATTTGAAAACGCGGACGCGTTTGTGGTTCATGCTCTGCGTAGCTAGCCAAGCTTCCTTGGCGTTCAAGAAATCGTTAAGCGTCCATTGATTTCCAAGATCTGGCACATGTCACCTCGGGGGCGTCCATACGGGAAGTACGAATCCCTGCTGAGCAACTGCCGGATAGTATTGACGACTCTGTCCTTTCCAGTAATCGTCACGAGCCGTGTATCCCTGCTTTTCAAGAGTATCAGCAAGTTCACTGAAACTCTTAGCCATCTGTGAAGGACTGAAACTTTGATCTCCAGAGCTCGTGTCATATTTCGTAGAAAATCTAAGCGATAATGCGCGAGCGGCGAATGCCGCACCTAGCATGATGATAGCGGAAAATAGTGCATCCGGAATATCAGAGGGAAGCTGAGACCCATGAGGAACTGGGCTCGCACCAGGAATTGCCAGATCATAGGAAGTAAGGTAGAGAGGAAATCCTATTTCATTTGCAGAGTGGCCAAGATGACTGTCCAGCTCTTGGTCTGTCAGCCATGTCCAATTGAACGTGCAGTCAAACTTGTTTCCAGCATTTGGCTGTTTTCCAGTATTCGTAAATGTAATTATGCCATTCAGAGGGTCGGTGAGATTGTAGTCTGTTCCAGACAAGAGTGGGGTATCGTCTACGTATAGCTGTGGACCAGGAATCACGGGAGGTCCTATTTCTGGCGGACTGGAATTTCCACCAGTAGGAAGTCCAGACGCAGGATCGATCGTAGCTGGTGTGACTATCCTCTGTTGAGGAATCTGGAACACCAGATTCGTACCGTTAGCCGGACCTTGAAGAGGGCTGAACCTGAACGCAGTCTTGCTGTTATACTGGTCGTCCAGCTCATTTCTGCATTTCAGAATTCCCCAAGATTGTGGGTACTGTGACATCGTCTCTCCTACAGTAAGAGTTACCTTTCAAGCAGCTCCATGACTTTATCTGCTACCACCTTTGGTTCTAGCTGCCACAGACAAGGAGGATAGTCTCCAGCCTTATGACAACTTGCCGTATCAATGAAACATCCAGTAGAGCAGCATGGCTCTGACAGAAGCCCGGTCACGTTTTTGACTCTCAACGGATGAGCAGACGGGAAGTAGTGAAGAAATGGCTCTCCCTCATGTGGACCGTAGGTCACCACACATTTCCCTCCTCTAGCAGCCTTGGGATACAGGAGACCAGTGTCACTAGAGCAGTTGAGGTCGCTTTCTATTACGATAGCGGCGGACTGTCGTAGTTTGAATGCTCCAGATGCGTTGTAGATATTTGGACCTGCCCACACTTCGTCGTTTCTGGGCACATGGTCCAGTATCAGCCAGAAGCAGTTTGGAGGACAGAGCCTCATCACTTCTCGCCAGTGAGGATAGTCCTTATATTTCGTACTGGAGTGCGGCATCAGAGTTATGACCTTGTAGCCTTTCTCTCTAATAGGAGCCAAGAACCGCTTGGCCATCTCCAGTTCGTAATCGTATGGATAGTACCAGACGCTCTTCATTTCTGGGTCTACATGAGCGTGCATACAGTACATATCTAGAGCTATCATACGATAGCGAGATATGACAGAGCTGGAAGCTTGATTCACGAAGTCTCTTTCATCTCCGCCGAGCGTGCTCGGGTCCTTTCGCAGCAAAGAAACCAGAAATTCGTTGAGAGCTGGCTTAGTCCGAAGATGGATTTTGTAGTCGTAGCCTCCTTTGATCGGCACGTCGTAGTCTAGCCAGTACCAATCTTCCTTAATGCTATCTGTCATTTCCACTGTCCCTTGAGCATCAGCGGCGTGGATGTTGTTGTCCACGTCTGGATTGTTTTCCAGCATGTCAGGATACCCACTGATGTAGGAAATGATACACTTCGGGAATTTTTCCTTCAAACCACGCAGAGCCGCCGTGGAATATAGAACGTCTCCAAGTCCCCAAGTGTGTTTGATGACTAGGCGCTTCCCATTCAGATCTCCCTTGCCGTCCCAAGGCTTCCTCAGGGACATCCTGAACTGATACTCGTCCCAGTCATAGACCCTGACACGCTGGTTGAATTCATTGGTTACAATTTCTGGTGCTTTCATGAGTGGCTGCGACATGCTTCCTCCACGAATTTTAGTCCTACTGCCTTGAACTGCTCGAATGCTCCATCTGGATTATTGAACGTAGCATGATAGCTACGCTGACTTTCGTAATTTTCCGGGTCTGTAAATGTCCCCATCATCGGCGCTAGATTTCCAGGAAACCACATCGTGTGCGGCGTATTGACCACGTCTGCCAGAAATCCCAGGCCAGAAGGAAACGAAAACAGGTAGTCCATCTGACGTATCAGCTCTATCGTACCACCAATATGGAATTCGCCAAGAAGCAGATGCGAGCTCTTGCCTATAGACTGCATCCAGCCATGCAAGGTGTCAGATATGGACAGATCGTACTCTGCGCCTATGAGAAGGAAGTGTGTATTGTCTGGAAGCACAGTTATCACCTTCTCAAGGAACTTGCGCCATAGAGTGTAATCCCAGAATCCCCAGTGTCGTGAGTTGCCAAATGCCGAACAGTAGACTCCCACGATAGCTGCTCCAGTCTCGAGAGAATCTAAGAACCTTCTGGCTTGCATGGCATACTGGAAATTGTTCATTTCATAGTGATAGTTGGTTTCTCCCGGTATCCAGTCTTTGACTTTGCCGCCGCCTTCCAGCCAATGATTGATAGACAGAAAATAGTCACCATCCGGCAGAGAAGCCAAATCTGTTCCAGGCGAAAGAGTCCCGTTCACAGAAGCATCAGCGCCATGCGGTCCATAGTTGCTCTGCTTCACGTTTGGCAAGATTTCTAAAAATGGTATAAGCCTCTGCGGAGATTCGCTTGAGGATATGATGCGCATTTCTCTGTCAAGGTTGCAGAGTTTACAATACATAGCAGAAAAATCTCCTATACCAGGAGGGACGTAGAAATTAAGCATTACCAACCTCTCTTCACAATTTCGTTACAGATATATTCCACATTATGTCTGCCATAGATCAGCGGCAGATGCTTTCCAGACGACAGCATATCCGGTCGCGTCCACGCTGAAGCCATCTCTTCTTCGAAGGACAGATAGACTGCAGAGTTTATGGAGTTGCCCTTCTCACGCCAGAAGATGCCGGTCGGCACTCCTAGATAGCTAGAGAAAATTCCTATGCCAGACTGGTAGGAAATCGTGAATCTGGAGCGTTTAACTATCGCGAAGGTGGCTCCTATTTCCGTTTCGCCTATAAGATTGATCCAGCTTGGTTGCAGATATCTGCCAAAGATCGGGAGCACCATAGAGTCGTAATATGAAGTGTCGTAGTCTGCACCCAATACTACGACTCTCAGACCCAGCTTGTTTTGGCAGAATTGTCCTAGTGCCAGCCAGTCCTGTGGAGTCCAGATCATTCCACGATTGTGTCCGCTGACTAGATTGCCATCCATAGGCCCAAGGTAGAATGTGCAATATGGTCCTATTCTGTGATAAAGGGCATCAGCCCAGTCAAGCTCTTCGTTCGTAAAACTAAATTCCTTTGCAGCGTCCCAGTTCACAGAATATTCTGGCAGCCAATCTTCGAGCCTGACTCCTCTTTCTAGAGGACCGTTTGGCATTAAAGCGAAAACATTTTCGCCATTGTGTATAGTTCTCCAACCATCCGGAATGTAGATATAGTGACCCTCTTCATCATGGTAGTTAGAATAGTCATGGATGTGTGTGACCAGCATGTCAGCGTCATTCACGAATTTGAATCTTTTCACAAAGTCCAAGGCTCTGCGCTGGATAGGGCTATTCAGGTCTACACAGTTGAGATAGACAAAGATGCCGTCGCCATTGCCGAGATGATTGCTGACAGACTGGATCTTGTGCAGTGCCCAAACAGAATCGCCGATTCCTTGTGGTAACAGAAATTTCATGGCCTACTCTTCTCCCTGCAAATTAGAATGCTGCCTGTCCAAGTGTCTTCGAAATATGCCCAATCTGTGCTGCCAGCGTGATACTGTTGCATGACCCACATGACGGCAGATGCCACAGTAGAATCCCTGCAATCGTCCACGAGTATCCAAGGAGAATTGCTGGTCCAAGCCAGAAGGACGTCATTTATAGCAGTGGCATAGTCGTGGTCTCCATCTACGTGGACCAAATCCACTTTCGGCAGGAATTTTATATTCTTGCTGTCCTCCACGATGATGTTGTAGTCTGTGTATCCAGCTATGCGAAGGCGCTCGGACACGAACTCGGTAGGGATTACCGGAAAATCTTTGCCGCTCTCCAGATTGTTGTCTATTCCAGAGTAGTGAGCGGTTGGACAGCCATCCATAAAAGCTAGAGCGCTGACTCCTAGACCGACGCCGATTTCTACTATGTTTTTGGGAGCCAGAACCTTTGCTACTTCTCTTTTGAAACAAGCGTAGCCAACACGGAACTGCTCTGTCATCATCCACTCTGCTCGTGCGGGATCTAGCTTAGGCAAATACGGTCTGTGATCATAGATTGATTTTGGATATCTCTCTCTGATCCTCCTCGCATATTCTACTAGCTCGCCACGAAATATGCAATTCTCCGCTGCTCCTTCCAGATAGTCTATCATTGCATCTTCCTCCAAGAACCCGGCATGTTCTTTTCGATTTCTATACTACTAAATTTCTTCCCTTGTCTTGCTCCATGCTTCTTGACCCATTCTGCCATCATGAGCAGTCCGCCAACCAGCTTCACTGGCGGTTTAGGGTTGAATATTTTCACAATGTTGCTGTGATCACTGAACACATGGACCACTTCATTTCTGGGAACCAGATGAACTACGTTATGGGCATACATTCCCATCGCTATCTGTACCTGTTTCGCTAGCTCGTTCACTGTTGAAACTGTGTCTGCGCCTATGTTGAAAGTCTGGTTGTATGCGTCTTCGTTGGAGATAGAACTGGCGATTATCGGCGCCACATCGGAGATGTGCGTAAACGCTCTAGTCTGTTCACCATCTCCGAATATCGTCAGGGGCTTGTCTTGAAGAAGCTGGTTCATGAAGATTCCCACTACATTGCGGTATGGATCTCCGATATTCTGCCGTTCGCCGTAGACATTGTGAGGCCTGAAGATGATGTAGTTGAGTCCGAACATCTTGTGCGCCGCTTCTAGATCAAGTTCCACAGCGTATTTGGAAATGCCATATGGATCTTCTGGTTGGGGTATCATTTCCTCAGTCATGGGAAGTTGTCCAGCTCCATAGACTGCGATGCTGGAAGTGAACACGAAGCATTTGATGCTATGCTTCACAGCCTCATTTATCAAATTCACAGAGCCGATCAAATTCGTCATGTAGTTGTAACGACGTATGAAATGGCTCAATCCCTCAGCGGCATACGCGGCAGTGTGAAAGACGTAGTCAAACTTCCACGTGGCGAATAGTCTCTCTACGACATGCGCATGAACCACAGACCCTTCCAAGAATCTAACTTTAGGATTCACGTTTTCTGCGAACCCTCCAGAAAGATCGTCTATGACCGTGACGTCGTGTCCTCGCTCTACAAGACAATCTACAATGTGACTGCCAATGAAGCCAGCCCCGCCAGTGACCAAAGTTTTCATTCTATCTCCGTGAACCAGATAGAGCCGCTAGACGACACGTTCCTGAGACAATCATGCACTGCCTTAGCTACCGGAGGATATCCATAATCGTGACCGCACAACAATCCGCCAGTGATGATAAGAGATTTCCAAGCTGTGATATCTGCTATAACGCTGTCTGTGTCGTGAGAAGCGTCTATGAAGACCATGTCTACCGGATGGCCCTTCATTTTCTCGGCTGCTTCCATAGACGACATGCGCAACATACACACAGTCGCAGATTCTAGATGGTGCCTCATATTCCTACGGAAGATATCGTATATGTAATTCTTTGGCTTGTCTTTCAGCATCTCCTGATGCTCTTCGCTACCCCTCCAGTGGTCTACTGCGAACACGATACCATCTACGTTGTCTGCAAGAACCATCGTAGAGCGGCCTTGCCAAGAACCTATTTCTACTATCCTCCTATGCTTGGCAGCCTGCTCAGCTAGCCATTCTAGCTCTGGAGGATCCATGGCTCCCTCAATCTTCAGTGCGTTTTCGATATTCATTTTGTCACCGTGTCTAAGACGCGCTTCGCTAGAGCTTCCGTGGTCAAATGCTCCTCTAGAATTCCACGTACTCTAGACGCTAGATTATCCCACATATGCTCTTTGGATGAGAGCACGGCCCAGTCATCACACAGATCTCTGGCTACCAAAAGTTCTTTCTTGGGAAGCAGCGTCATGGTCGTAGCTGGGCAATTTTCCAGTTCTTTGAAATATGGCAGAGATCCAGCCGCTATGATTTCATAGTGTCGCAGGCAGTCCCATCCACCTTTCTTTTTAGTTTCTGCAAAGTAACTTTGCCCGTATAGTCTGTAATACTTCGACTCGTCAGTGAAGATACGAACGCCCGAGGAGTCCATCGCAGAGGGAGAGGCTGGGCACATCAAATATTTTTTAGACGGGATGTCTCTTACTATCTTTTCCTTTGGGATGGCGAATTGAATTGGAAAAGCTCTTGGCTCAGGAGCCGCAAGCTCACGCTTGAAGTAGAAGCCTTGGCCCAACTGAGGCGCAAAAAACTGATCATCTTCGCCATCTATGAAAACTATTCTTGAAGGAATATATGTGCTAAGCACTTCAGGCAAATATGATTTGTCTCGATGGATAGAGCCGTAGAAGACGTAATCAAAGTAGCAGCTCTTTATCTTGTGTGGAATATCCTCTCTGTCTACTTCGATGTCTGGCAGCAAGCCACCGAACGTGAATGAAAGCTCACTCAGTGGAAACAGTTTTCCTTCTCCGAATGAACTGGTGTAGGCTCTGTCTGCGCGTACGACGTCTACGATGTCTGGCCCCAATATGGTGCGCAATCCGTGGAACAGGTGGTCGCATTGGTGATCACTATCAGGCTTGTCATGCTTCGCTATCCAAAGAATCTTCATATCAGTATTTCGGATACCCCAGTTCTGCCCAAATTTGTCCGGGCTCTTTGCCATAGTGGTTGATAAACGATTGCAGGCAATTTCCCCAAGTTCCCACGGCTGGATCTGCGAAGGCGATACTCTGATTGTGCAGATGCAGATGCGGCGTGTTCGGGATGACATAGACAGGAGGCAGTCCTTTCAGAACGCATCTGACAGGATATTCCATGTCATAGACCAGTCCTTCCTTCTCATCGAAGCCACCGACTTCTTCCCATGTCTTTATAGGAACGATGCTGCCTGTAGGACCGAGCCTAGTGAATTTGCGTATGTCTGACGCGCAATAGCAATGCACAAACCAGCCGTCTAGTTGCACTCTACCAACTGGTATACCATCCTCACCGAAATATCCCACAGTCCTGCCATCGGGAAGCAGCTTGTCCCAGATGTCTACAGACTCCAGATCCATTGTATCCCATTCTGCTGGAGCGCGATGCCAGATTCCTTCATGGCCTTCTACAGAACCGGGTCCCGGATAGAACGACTCCATCAAGCTGAAGCTAATGCCAGAAGCTTCTCTGAGCCTTTCGTCCTCTTCCATCAGCATGAACCATCCAGAGACATGCTTCCAGTTCTCCGGCAGAGGAGAAAACACCAGATCGTCATGGAACATGCAAGCATGACTGTATCCTTGCGCTTTAATGAATCTCATGCAAGCATTAAGAGTCCCATTGATCCAGTGATTTGTGTTGTCTTCATAGAAGTCTACCAGAACATTTGGTTGAACCTCTAGCCAATCCAGTACTTTGACGCTGTCGTTAGATTGCCGCCACGTCCCACTCATTACATCCAGTACCACATGGATTAGAATATTGGGCTCTGTCTTCCTCAGAGACCGAATAGAACGAACAAGTTTGTTGCCGCCTGTGCTAGCGAATACTACGCCGACGTTCATCCTTTTCCTCCTATGAAAAAGAACCTATCGAAGCCAGATCTCGGGATGCTCTGAATCAGCCTTATAAACTTCCCTTCAGCTAGAGCGCAGTTTTCTATCATGTCCTCTGTTACCCAAACATGATGATAGTCTATACCATCATCAAACGGCTCCTTCTTATACGTGACTTGAATGCTAAACGCTCCGTATCTGCCCATACGTAGCATTCTTCTGAATATGTCCTCCCACTCGTCTAAACCAAAGTGTTTCAATACTGCGAAGGAGCACACTACATCAGCTCTAGGAGACATCTTGAATTTTCTGATATCTTGACGAAAGAAGATTCTCTCGTCATTGTTCTTCTTTCTAGCCATCTCCAGAAGAGCCTCATTTTTGTCCACGCCAAAATAGGTTATAGAGTTGTCAAGCATGGTTGGAACCCAACCACTTCCACAGCCTAGCTCCAGTAGCGTAAACGACTTCCCAAGATCGAACAGCTTTGTAGCGGTCATTATGATCTCTGCGTATTTCTCGTAATGCTTGGTTTCAGACCAGTCCTCTTCTTCCTTCAGTAGCTTGTCCCCCACTAGATATTCTGAGAAGTCTGGCAGCCTCATCTGCTACTCCTTGAACAGAACACCTATGCCGCCACAAGACGGCAAGGTCCCATCCAGTGGAGCTCTGTCTTGCCAGATGCTCGCAGATTCGTAGTCTCTTCCCACTATCTGTACAGAACTGATCTTCAGACTGAGTTCATTCCATACAGGTGTTATCGTCGGCATGAATATATCATGGAAGGCGATCATCATCTTGCATACTGGCCACCACACTTCGAAGTCTCTACGAACAGCGTACTCCGAATGGTCAGCGTCTACAAAGACCACATCAGGAGAATCTTCAAGATAAGCTATAGCTTCTATGACGGCAGATTCGCTATAGCTGTTCCCACTGATGTAGCCTATGTCTTTTCGCAGAACTACGTTCGGTTCGCTTCTGGTGTGCAGGAGTTCAACGACAGCTATTCGTGGAACTCCAGCATTCTTCATGTAGTTTGCCGCTCCCCCACCTCCCATGCCCAGCTCTACATATCTCTGCACTCCCATCCCCATGCAAAGAGCCGTCCATGCGCGATATTCGGCTGGTCTCTGGTCCATTATTCTTTCTGTGATTTTGGGAATCATCGACGCCTCGCCACGCATGTCAACAAGTCACCATCCGTATTTCCTGGTCTGATACGGCTCTCTTCTCTTCCTAGATGCACAATCTCAAAGCCTAGATTCCCGAATAGGACCTTCAAGCTGTCAGAAGTGTACAGGTAGAGGTGCTCTTTAGGCTTCCAATGCTTCCAGCTGCGAAGGAGCGTGTCACGCTCTGGAACTACGCTAACATCTGGAGTAGTGATTGCGATAATACCATTGCTGAACAGCATGGCTATGCAATGTTTTAGTAGGTCTGATGGTTCTTCGATGTGCTCGATGACATCGAACATAGTGATGCAATCGAAGGAGGGGCCAAGTCCATTCAAGTACGATGCAACTGGAGACTTGACCCTCATAGAAGCAGTTCTTGCCGCTATTTCATTCGGCTCGAATCCAGAGCAGGCGTAGTAAGGCTCTGCGAAGCGTATGAACTCACCGACGCAGCACCCGATATCCAGAATGCTAGAGCCCTTAAGAAGCCACCTGGAAACCAGTCCAAGCCTGAACAGATTGAGAGATTGGTTGCACGGACTGTTGGTGTAGTCTAAGTAGTTCTTGGCGTAGCCTGCTCCGTACTGTGAAGCGTCATAATTATATTTCGTACGGATCATCCCGCAGTTTGGACAGCGATGGTACTCCTCATCTATTGGAGTGTACGTTGTGAAGTGCGCACATATCGGGCAAGTTTTGGCGGAGACCCTCAGGTCCATAGTTCCTCATTTCTCTCCATATTGCACGTTGAACTGGCGCTTGTCTGGAGCGATGAATGGATTCCTGAACGGAGCGCCGGATTGCAGGCACTCGCGTACCTTGCGGCGCAGCTTGGCATTGTTTTTCAGAGAACGCAGCTCTTTCTTGGAAAGCTTCTCGGCTTCCATAAGCTCGCGCCTCTGTGTCTCCACATTTCCGGTCATACCGCCACCGACCTTGATGTCAATGGCCGTAAGGAACGCTCTGCGAATGTTGCCCTTCTCGTCAGTGAAAACGGTTTCCTGAATCATGGCTGGACGTGGATGTAGCTTTTCGTATTGGCGATACTCTTCCAGAGACGACTGGTACAGCTCCCTGAGTTTTTCTTCGTTCTTCTGGAAACCCACTGGCACACAGAGATATCCAAATCCATTCTTGAAGCAGAGTCTCCGCTTCATCTTTACGATACTGGAGTCTGGATCTCCCACATCTAGTACCACTTTCTTGTCAAAGAAGAACCGAGCGCAGGTGCCATCCTTGCCCAGCTCCTTCTGCAAGAAGTCTGGATTCCACAGACTCTGATAGCCTCCGCCGATCACCTTGGCTATCTCATCACCTGGAACCCCGAACTCGAACTTCTCCGTCGGTCCTACCTTGTGCTCCGGCCCAACGATTGCTTTATTATTTGCTGTCTTACCAACCACTTCTGCTGCGAAACGTTCACGTTCTACTTCCATTTTCTTCCTCCTCTTTACATACAGAAAGGGGGAAGCCGGTTAGAGCTTCCCCCTAGAAAAACGGCTTGCGCTGTTTCTCAGACTGTGCCATCGTCACCCATGTAGTTGAAGCGACTTTCAATCATGCCGACTTCAAAACGTGAGCGAGACTTGAACCGATAGACTTCCATGCTGAACGACTGGCCAGAAGCCGGGTTCTCTTGGATGATCTCCAGAGGGTCGCGCCGCTGGAAGACCATACATTTCTTCGGGTCGCCAAGGATCCACGCTTTGGACGTGAGGAACCTTGAGACCAGTAGCTTGTACAGTCCTTGCAGAGGATTGACCGTCATCGTGTAGCCAGTCGCGTCAGGAGATGCAGACGGGACAGATGGCTGCAACGTGGAATTCAAGAGCTTCGCGCCTACGAACTTGTCGATTGGCGAGACCAACAATGTATTCGGAGACACGAGGAACTTGTTTCCAAGAGGATCGGTTATGTTCATCAGGTTGATGTCGGCAGTTTCCAGGTTCAATTGAGACAGACGGACGAACGTGCCGGGGCGATTGCCCTTAGAAGTATTGTAGGAGCCAGTGCCAGTGAAGCCAGCTGGAACCGTGTCGGTGAAGCTGACATCCGGGTCCACCGTGACACCCTGAACTGTGAAGCCAGCGCCGATGATCTTCCCGATCACGTAGATTTCTTCCATGATCTTGAAGTTCTCACCCATCTGGCTCGCACGGTTCTTGATCTGCCCGGTCTGATCGTCATCAAAGAGTTCGCGCTCAAACGCCTCGATCATGCCGAATTTCTGGTTGGTCAAGTGACGGTCGAGTCCAACTACTGGATTGTCTTGGAACTCTTGGCCACGATCAACGCGCTTCGGTAGATTGGGGCGATACAACGGAGCGTAGTACTCTTGGAAACGACGTGACGCTACTTCTGTCACGAGATCGGGATAGATCACTGGAACTGTGTTATAGCTGTTGATCGCGTAAGTCTGTACTCCCGCTCTCAACAACTGTCCAAAAGCAGACTCAGCATTCGCTTCGCGCAAGACCCGTGATTGACGATAAGCACTCTCACGGAGGCGGCGGAAGCTGAGTTCGGGGCTGAACCAATCGATCTTGGCTGCAACCTCGTCCCATCGATTCATTGGGGTTCTCATTTTCCTCATTCCTCCATTAGATCGTCGTCAACTGCGTGTACTGAGGCCGCAGATTGATCAGAAGCTGTGTTACGCCCTGAGTCGCTGCGATGCCTACAGACTGTCCGCCAGCAGATACCGTGAACGTGTTTTCTGGAGCAACGTAACCAATCACGTTAGTTCCAGAAGCACCCGTATGACGGATCTTCTGAGGGTCGGCTCCGAACGTCACGGCGTCGCCAGCGTAATACGTAGCCGAATCGTCGCACGTGAATAGACACATTCCACGCGTGACAATAGCGATCCTAGACACGGGCAAGTTCTGGCTCAAGCTAGTGATCGGGTTCGTATCGTTGGAGACGCCGATGAACAGAGCGGCTGCGGCTGCGGAGGCTGCGTCACCTGCTACGATCGGAGTAGCAACGAGGTTCGCTGGGTCCCATTTCATCATATCGCCAGAGTTGAAAGCAGTGGCGAGATTGACGGGGACTTGGCTTACCCGTTCCTTCTCGATCTTCACTACGTTAAACGGTTGTGACACTGTATTTCCTCCGAACTACAGATTATTCGTCTTTGAGGGGAATGCCGTCATCGGCAAATCCCGCAGCGAGCTCAGAGTCTTCTGCTCCGGCGGTCCTTATATAGGATACAGCGCCGCCTCTGGCTCCACTTCCATCAACGCTTTCAGACAAACGAGACACCACTCCCTCTTGAGCAGATTCAAGAAGTAGTGCAGTCTTTTTGATCTCCCGGATCTGATCACGTTCACTCAAGCCATACAGAGATTCCCGCAGGACTCGAGATTCGTTGACCATTTCCTCCGGAAGGAAACCTTCTTCGACAGCTCTGTTCAGAAGCCGATGTGCGCTCTTCTGAGATTCGGTGAATCGGACGATGCCCTTGTACCGATTGAGCGTGCGCCCAGTTGCCTTGAGGGATTCACGTAGACGCATGACGTTATGCTCGAGAATCTCAATGCGGCGATTGGCTTCTTGAGCGACACGACGCGCTACCTTGTTGCGACGGAACTTGCTGGTCTTGATCTTGTAGGACTTGCCCACGGCAGACGTGGAATCGTCCTTCTTGCCCCAATCCTCGTCTGTGCCTCCAGGATCGTATCCCTTCGTGGGGTCGCCTCCCTTTGGCAAAGCAGTGTTCCCCGAGTGTCCGAGACCACCCGCGAACGAGGCCTTGCTGACAGTCTGCCCTTGACCGCTTGCACGTCCGGCTTCACGGCTGAAACGACGGCGAGGACTACGACCACTTGCCCTGACCGCCATCCGGCGACGACCTGCTTCTGCTACTGTTCCTGGACGCATCTGGCCACCTTCATCTTCCATCCCCTCATCCTCGAAGCCTTCGTCTTCATCCTCGAAAGCCTCGTCCATATCGTCCAGATCATCATCACCATCATCATCGTCATCATCTGCTTCTGCAGATGCTACGGTTCGCGAAGAACCCGGAGCACCACCACCCGGAGCAGCACCCATTCCCGCTCCCGGAGGCATCGCTCCTGGCATTCCGCCATCCTCGTCTTCGAATCCCTCGTCCTCATCTTCGAAGCCCTCGTCTTCTGCTCCCTCGTCCTCAAAGCCTTCGTCCTCGAAGCCCTCTTGTGCTGCCATCCTACGACCGCCTCGGCCGCGAGCTTCCTTGGCATAATGCTTGCTGCCGCCGAAGTCGTCTAGAGCGCCGACGTCCTTGTCGCCTTCCTCGTCCTCAACATCGGATTCCTCCAAACGAGGCTCGATGTCGTCAGGATCTGGTTCGTCTACGTTTTCGTTATCAGCTCCCTTGCCATCGGCGGCCACAAGCCTCTTGCCTTTGCGGAAAGATCGCCGTCCGATGGAGGCTTTCATCTTCTTACTCTTTGCCATTGACTCTTTACCTCCACTTGGATTGATGTTGCTGTACTGCTCTTCGTTTGGCTGTCCCGGACCTTTGCCAGATATGGAAGAAACAGCGTAGAGTTGTTTCGCCGCTGAAAACGATGCTTCTTTCATTTCGTCTGGATTGTCCGAGTTATATGCCGATACGAGAGCGTCAGCAACTTCTTTTGCCTTCTCGGGGCTTAAGACCGCCGATTCTCTCGTTCGTTTGCTTCGAGTTCCCATACTGTTACTTACTTTCCGTGAGTGACCGCCCGCGACAGATCGCCTAGACTCCAGCATTTGGTCGAACTTTCCTCGTGCTGCTGGCTCTGTCACTACGTCAGCACTGTCTACTCGCTGAAATTCTTCTACATAGTTCACTTCTTCGCCGTTCATTTGCGCTGGCCTTGTTCGGCCTACGGCATTGATAGATATCCCGAAAAGATTTTTGGCAGACTTGTCAGTTAGAATTGTGTCGATCATGTCGGTGAGCCACTTAGCGGATGGGAAGAAGTGGAGCTTACCACGCAGACGAGCCTTGCCGGTTTGGGGATTCTTGTCGACAAAACAATCGCTATACCAACCTACCAAATCCTTCATGCTGCGCTCTGGCAGTGTCTTTTCGGTTATGGCGTCTGGATGGTCAGCGTAGGCTTTCGCGCCATTGAATACGTTAGTGCCAGACTTGAGAGCGTCGCTGCTATAATAATTGCGATCTTTCGAGTTGCCTAAGCCTTCCTCAATAATCGTAACCAAGTAGACACGGCTCTTTTGTTGTTTTCCGTTAGCAGACTTTCCAGTTTCGTCTTGACCCTTTTCTGTAAAGATTTTGCCACCGAAGGATTCTCTGATTTTAGAAGCGACTAGCTTCTTCCTCTTCTTTCCTTTTTTATCAGAGATCAAACGTTGTATACCAGCTCTCTGAAGTTGCCCATGTTGTGAACTAGAATTTGGCATTTTACGCAGCCTTCTTCTCTAGTCTTTCTCTTTTGGCAGCCCCGCTGAATATATGACTGCGTTCCTCAGCAGTCAAGCTATTCAAATACTGCCTTCTGGAAATCCGCATCTTTCTTCTAGCCTCATTAGAGAAGGCGTGTGAACAATACTTATCCCCCCACTTCCTTCTCTTTTCCCTCATCAACTTACTCAACTTCATACGCTTTGCTTCAGACATATTAGAAGCTCGTTTATTTCCCATTGCAGCTTCAGCAATTCTTCTAGAGCCTTCTTCAGACATGACATGCGATTTTCTCATCTTCTTACGAACAGCTTCAGAAGGATTGACAAGGCCATCTCCACCCTCCGTAAGATTGTATCCATAGCGTTTGTCATTCGCTCGGTACATCTTGATGTACATCTCTTCCAGCATGTTCAGATGTCCATCTGTTACGGCATCTTTATAAATCGTGAAGATTTCAAATTTGTCCAGACCATACTTATTCATGGCTCTGGTAAGAAGCAAGGATGAGTTACGGCCAGAGATGTGCTCTAGAAATCTATTCTCTATCCCTCTGATGGTCTTCCCTACATAGACCTTCCCGTTAGCACGATTCCGGATTAGATACACGCTTCTCATTAGTACCTCGGTGCCTTTGATTTCATGATATCCCCGTGTGATTTCTTTGCCAGATCACCAGTATAATTTGGGTTCATGCCTTTTCCGTAATCGCCACGCGATAGACTGTTTCCTCTGGAATCTTGGATCACGTTGCCTCTGTTGCCTTCTCTGGCAGCGTCCTTGTTTCTTGGATCGTTCCAGTTCGCCAAGAAATTCCCGTATTGCTGATTTCTGCCGGTCATGCTCTTGTCCAGTTCCCCTGTCATCGGTGGTTTCAGTTTCATGTCCGGCGGAGGGTCGCTGATTGCGCCATCTACGCCGGGATTCTTCTTCCTGAAATCCCTGGTCTGATTCGCTTCCTTATGGTACACATTGAACCGACGCCCCTGTGTCTTTCTTCCCAGCTGCGGAAAGTTCGGCGAAAACTCGTCAACTTCAAAGCGACCTCCGGAGTCGAGATGTCCTCAACGCTCGGTCGAACCTCCCGAATCTGGATTCCATGCTCATATTGCCAGCGGTCCGCTTGCGCTCCTGATCTACCTGCGAGTCTTGTGGTATTACGTCATATCGTGTCGCAGGCATAGCCTTCGATTGCATACCGAGTCCCTTTTTATATTTCGCAGCTCCGGTCATCACATCCATGTCGTTCTGCTTGCCTTTGCCTTCAGCTGCCGCCTTGAGTTCTTTCATCTTCTTGCCGCGAGCCTTGACGTGGCTCTCGAGATGCGCCATAAGGTTAGCGCGTTGTGTCTCTGATAGCTTAGGATTCGCCAGCAGAATGCGATGTTCAAGAATATGCTCACTATGTTCATCATCCTCCATCGCTTCGTTGATCTTGCCCAAGCTGAGCAGTGACTTGTGCTCACCGTCGATGATCTGCGAGTTGTAGTTCTTCGACGTGGACTTGTCATCCATCGGAACGCCACGAGCGAACTGTTGATTGTTCTGAGACGGTGCTAGACCTGCTCCAGCTTCACGCAGGCGGAACGTGTCATCGAACGATGAGTCTTCATCGACGGTGAGTCTCAGCGCTTCACGGAGTTTCTTTGGCTTCACTTGCTTCTTGTTGAAATAGCCTACTTCGAACGTGGCACCCTCTTCGTCTGAGAGTGAGGGTCTCAAGTCTAGATCTGTTAGCGGCATGTTTTTCTCCTATAGGCTTGGGGAAGGCAGGAGGAAGAGTCTGCCTTCCCTTCGCCCTTCGCTGGCACTATGCACGGAGCAATCGAATGTGGAAGATATGTTCATTTTTCTATGCACCTGTAGTTACCTTTCAGAACTCTTTAATCGCTACTTTGCTCTCTGCCAGTCTTGGCGCTTTCGGTTGGAATATCGCTCCGCCTCCACGCCAGTTGGATTCGTTTGCTTTCCTACCATACTCTCCATAAGGAGCCTTGATAGGCGTGCGTTCTCTCTTCCCATGCTTTTCCCACTTCTCGTAGTCTTCTTTAGAACCAATGCCTTTCTTTGGAGGGCCACTTCCAGGTCCACCTTCCGCAGATTCCTTCGCTGCCATCTTCTTGCCCATCGTGCTGTGCATTGCACGCTGACGCTCCGTCCAACCTCGCTTGCCTTCCATCGTCTGTGGCATTCCAGATTCTTCTCCGCCGCCAGAGTGTCCGCCACCTTTCTGTCCAGCCTTGACGAAGTCGCGCGGGTCTATGTCGCCTTCTGGATGGATGTTCTTATAGCGTGGCGAGACGTAGACGTTACCGTCCTCGCGAGCTTCTTTCACCTTTGGTCTTTTACCGGTCTTCTTGAAAGTATCAATATCTTTCTGGCTCCATTTAGAAACGTCTATTGGGCCATATCCAATATCTATAGACTTCCTAGTACCTTCTCCCTTTTTAGGTCCGCTACCCGGTCCGCCTTCGCCGAAGAGACCTCCGTGCTTCGCGCTTTACTCTTGGTCCTTCGTCTACCAGATCCTTGCCGACCTGCTTCTTGACGGAGGTAGGCAAAGCGCATTCGCCGTCGTATGGGCCGCGAGCTTCGCGCTCAAACCGACGAAAGCGCGACTCGAACGTCGGCTTCTTGCTGGCTCTCATCCCAGCATGGGCTCCATACGTCTGCTGCAATCGCTGACCGCCGCCTTGCTGAGCGTCAAGATCTATCGGTGGCTTGTCCTGCTTGATATCTTGGCTAGGCATCTGGGACTTGTTTGGGACCGGGACAGGAAGCTGTTTGCCAGACTTGCCGGGGAGAGCTTCGCGTTCATGGTACTTCGGATATTTTCCAGGTTTCTTATCCATACCTACTGTCTTACCTTCTGGGCTAGTCCAAGTTCTTTTCTTGTCATCAAATCCAGACTTCTTAGGTCCACTCCCTGGACCGCCTTCGTACGCTTCCTCGCCAGAAACTTGCTGTGGAGGCTGCTGAGGTTGACCGGCTCCTTTCTTCAACTGTTGGAGAGTGTCCATGTGATGTTCCATCGCAGAAGTGTGAGCATGTCCCAAGTCGCTGTCAAGTCCGTGCTTCTGCGCCATCTTCTTGTGGAAGTTGATGGTGTCCTTCGTAGCCTTCGCCAGCGTGTTTGGATCGATTTCGCCCACTTGATTGTTGAAGCTTTCGAGACGCTCCTGCAATGAAGCGCCAGCCTCTCTCGAGAACATGCGAGCGGCGCGAAGATGCGCTATGCCACGCTTCGTGTGGAGGCCATGCTTCTGCGCCTGCTTCTCGTGGAACAGGCGAGCTTCTCTTACGACCGAAGCGCCGACACGCGCTTCACGCAGACGCCTGAGCTGAGTTTCCTGGTTCTTCATGAACTCGCCAAGAGTCGGCGGCGTGAAATTCGCTCCCGGTCCTTCGTCTGATCCTGCACATGCGATGATGCTCATACGATAATGCTCCCTTCTTCAGTTGGCTGCTCCGGTTCGTCCATCTGCCAATTCATCTTCGCAGCTACCATCTCGTCGAATTCAAACTTCAGCACTAGCTCCGCCGTGATCTCTCCCGATCTCCACTTCATGGCGTTTTCTATCTTGATGTTCTTGAATCCCTGCTTCTTTCTGACCGGAAGTTCATTGAGCCACGCTTCCAAAGCGTATACTACGTTTAGAGCCACATCCCTTACGTTACGATTTACTTGGAGAAACTTCACGAGATTAAGATTCCGCTGACGTGGCAGTTTCGTACCGATGTCTATTCTTCCACCACTGTCTCCGACGTAGCTCGTGCGGATGATTAGCAGACGCTCTTTCTCCACAGTGATATTGCAGCGCATATCTACCGGGTTCTTGGAAGATTCCATGGCAGCATAGTGAAGCTGAGTGTACAGAGCCATGAGAAAATCGCAGACGTCGTGATTAGTGTCCAACGTTTCTGCCAGCTTAGGATTGTCTTGCTTGATAATTTCATAGATGTTACTTGGCATGACGATGTCCCACCGTAGTAAAGTTTTCTGCAAACAGCTCAAATGCGCAAAGTTTCCCACCCAATCCACAGCCTAGATCTATGCCTATCTTTCCTGGTCCTCTGAACGGCTTCCGGAACGGGACGTGAGAAAACACTACTGTCTTGTTCGGTATGCGCCGCCACTTCTGTTCCCACCAGCCATCCTCAGAGAACACGGTCTGCGATTCATCTTCTAGTCTCCCTCCAAAGAGCCCGGGATGTCCGCCAGAATGACAGCCGATATATGGAAATATATCATCTTCGTACCACTGATGAAGATTTTCCATGAACCGAATATGCGTTTCCGGCACGAGCATCGGTATCGCCACTTTCATTGGCTTAGGTTCGGCGCCATTGTTCCCAGTCGCAGTTACGTACACAGACTTGTCAACAGCGTAGCTTTCAAAGACCTTCTCACCGTCCATCTTAGACCAGAACTTCGCTGTCTCATCATCCACATTTTCCTCTATCGCAAATTGAAACACATATTCGTAGCAGCCACGCAGACAGAGCACCTTGCCAGAAAGTCTTTTCTGCAAGTCTAGGATGTACTCTACCACTCCCTTGCTGTCTGGGCCAGGACCTAGGTATGAGCCTAGAAACAGAAGCAGATCAGAATCTGTAGGACCAAGTCTTTCGATAAGCATCTCCAGCAAGGTCAGTTCGCCTCTCACATCTCCGATTATCCAACGTCTCACAGGACACCGTCGTTTTTGATTGTCAACTGCCCATCTATCACGGCGTACAGAATCGCTCCGCCTGAGAACTGGACCTGCACAGAATATCTGAACACTCCCTGCTTGCCCATTTCGGGAGGAGCAGATAGATCGTTAGTTTGAAAGACGTATTGCACTACACCCAGAGTAGGAGCGCCAATGACAGACATCTGCTTTGTGATGACCGGGGATTTCGGCTTGCCTTGACTGTCTGTGATTACGTACAGAAGGTTGACTATCGAAGCGTTCGTAAGATCAAGAGCACTCTGCACTGGCGGGTTCTGCGTTTGGTCCACGTTCACAAGGTTGAGCTGGAGAATCTTTCCCACTTCGCCTGTCGTTAGGTCTGCCATATTTCCTCATTCGAAGATAGACATCTGCAAAATCTTTCCGCCTACGACCGTGAACCGCGTCAGTTTGCCATTGAACATCATCGTCACAAAGCAGCTCTTGTTCACGGCGGCGGTTCTGACCACTTCTCGGTAGAAATCCACTGGGACTGCCACCAGCTTGTAGAATATCATTCCCCTTGTAATTACCGTGTGTGGGACCAGGACAAGACCGAATTTCGGCGGTGCAAACCAAGTCGGTTCTGTGAACTTCTGCGGTTGAGCCTTGATGCCCAGCGTGGGGCTCCAGCCAGCGATATTCGGTGGCGCTACAAATATCAATCCATACTTCGGCGGCGCGAAGTAATCACTCAGAGCATAGCGCAAGACTACAGCGTTCGGCGCAGGCTTAGTCAGTTCTACGCTGAGCAGTGGAAGCGTAGCAAGCGTTGGGCGAACCTGAGCTACGAAGTCCGAGGGTGCATATTTCAAAGTGACTGCCTGCTGGCCTGTAGTCGGTGTCCAGCCAGTCATGAGAGGTGGAGCCACTAGAGCGAACTTAGATGGAGAATCGTAGGCGACCGGAGCGTAATTCAGCACGACAGCATTTGGGGCAGGCTTGGTCAGTTCTACAGACAGTAGAGGCAGAGTTGCCAGAGTAGGTCTGATCTGCGTCGCTATCTCTATCTGTGTGAATTTTCCAAATGCGCTATAAGGTTTATCATCTAGCCACGACAAGAATGGCAGAACGAAAGGAGCTGTCGGCTTTACGAAGTCGCTGCTAGGCGCGTATCTAAGCACGACAGCTTGCTGTCCAGGTTTCGTCAGCTCTACAGATAACAGTGGCAACGTTGCAAGTGTGGGTCGCACCTGATTTACGAAATCAGATAGCGCATATTTTAGCACGACAGCATTCTGCCCAATCGTAGGAGTCCACGCCGATAGAGTCGGTGGAACTACGAACACTAACCCAAATTTTGCCGGAGCATCGTAAGCCGACAGAGCGTATTTGAGTACGACGGCATTCTGAGCAGGTTTAGTAAGTTCTACAGATAGAAGCGGAAGCGTTGCTAGAGTTGGGCGGACCTGAGCTATAAAATCAGGTAGAGCGTATTTCAATTGAACAACATTCTGCCCTATCGTGGCGCTCCAACCTGCTACTGTGATCGGTGATACCACAACCAATCCGAATTTCGCAGGAGCGTCCCAAGCTGTAGAAGCGTATTGCAGAATCACAGCTTGAGGTCCAGTAGGAGCCGACACGAACGCTTCCAGCGCAGCCGCAGTCGTACTCGGCCCGGTTGAGGTATCGGCCATCATATACCATTCGAGCTTGACCCATTCAGTATCGTCCTTCTGCCAGCTTATCAGAGGGAGTGCAATCTTTGGCGCGACGCCAGATACATAGTCTGTGGAAGCGTAGTCTGGAGACAAGGTTGGAAGATTTCTCTCAACCACTTGCTGCCAAGCAATGAATGGCAGAGTAGCCAACGTTGGTCTAATTTGGTTTACGAAATCCGTAGGAGCGTATTTCAGCACGACGGATTGCTGTCCTATCGTAGGTGACCATCCAGCGACAGTGATTGCTGCCGCTATCGTCAGACCATACTTCGGCGGAGCGAAATAATCGCTCAACGCAAATTTCTGAGGCTGAGCATTCGGTGGGATTTCAGCTAGACCAGATAGCAGTATTGACAGAGTAGCCAACGTAGGCTGAACTTGTCTAGCGATTTCTACTTGCTGGTATTTTGCAAAAGAACTCCATGGTCTATCGTCTAGCCAAGACAGCAATGGCAATCTTACGACGGCACCAGACACGTAGTCGGAAGGAGCGTAGTCTGGAGAAAGGGTCAGCAAGTTCCTTTCTACAATCTGCCAAGACACGAAAGGCAAAGCAGAAATCAGAATCGGTCTGACAGTCTCTATTTGCTGGAATTTGGCGAACGTGCTGAATGGTCTATCATCGTACCAGGATATGAGCGGAAGCGTAGCCAACGTCGGACGTACTTGAGCCACGACATCTGGCTGAGCATATTTCAATAAGACAGCATTCTGCCCAGTCGTCGATGACCAGCCAGCTACGGTAATCGCTGCCGCTATGACTTGAGGGAATGTGGGTCTTACTAGATCTGTAAGAGCGTAGTTTAACAAGACAGCGTTTGAAGCGATATTGGTGTAGCTTGCCGGAAATAAAGGAAGCGTTGCGAGAGTTGGATAGACTTGCCGCGCTGTTTCTATCTGTTGGAATTTGCCAAATGCCATCCAAGGTCTATCATCTAGCCAGGATATAAAAGGCAATGCTGCTACGACCGCAGAAATTGGTCTTGCTGCCTCAATTTGCTGGAACTTTCCCAATGTTGACCACGGTCTATCGTCTAGCCAAGATATGAATGGCAGATTTGGCAAAAGCACAGGTCTTGCAGTTTCTATCTGCTGGTATTTCGCAAATGCGCTATATGGTTTGTCATCGTACCAAGATAGAAGAGGAAGAGTCGCTAGAGTTGGAGCAGTCTGTCTAGCAATTTCTATCTGCTGATACCTTTGAGGAATCGCCTGTTGCCCGGTCGTTGGTGTCCACCCTTCTAATATAGAAGTCACAATCGTTGGTTGAGGAAGAGTAGACGATACCCAATCTGGTTCCGCAAATACGTTGGGCAAAGAATTCTGCCCTATCGTACTAGTCCAACCAGATATAGACAAGAATGCTAAAAATGGTCCAGGATTAACATCTTCTTCAGAGCCTGAAAATCCTCTTGGAGAATTGTACGAACTTATGGGTGGAGTCCATCCAAGAGATTGTAAGACTAGAGTAGGATATATCTGGCCAACCGTTTCTATCCACTTGAATAACGAGGAAAATGTAGACCAAGGCTTGTCGTCGTACCAAGATAGAAGTGGCAGAGTAGGGAGCAAAGGCGATCTGACTGTTTCTATCTGTTGGTATTTAGCGAACGTGCTATACGGTCTATCACCCAGCCAAGATATTTGAATTTGAACCTGAGGAGCTCCTACAGTTTCTGGATGTATGAAGTCAGTAAAAGCATAATCTAGTGGTTGAGACTTGACTCCGTCTGTTCCAAACCAAGATGGCAGTACAGGAGCTCTGACAGTTTCTGGGTGTATGAAATCTGTAAAAGCGTAATCTAGCGGCTGAGCTTTGACTCCGTCTACTCTAAACCAAGCCGCTAATGAAGGAATAGCGATAGCAAGAACTACAGTTTCTGGATGTACAAAGTCAGGAAGCGCAAATTCGTTAGGCAGAGAGTTCCGTCCTAGCGTGCTAGTCCAACTATCCAATGTGATTATAGCTGGAGGTTGAACTGGATTCACAAGAGGCACGGCTCTGGAGTAGATCCTCTTCCCAAATACTATGCTGGGAAGAGGTCTCCACGATCCGACTGTTTTCGAGTCTATGGCGACTATCAATCCGAATTTCGGAGGTGCTACGAATTGATCCGGGCGAGAATAGCTTCGATCAGAGGCTTTTATCCCTCCGTATTGCATGGGAAGCTGTGAATCTCCTATGTAAGGCGCTCCAGTTCCAGTCCTGAGAAATACTCCTACCTGACCCCAGTTAGCCGCTGTCATTGTCGCAGAATCCGTAACAGGACTGGAAGCTCCATTGCTATCTATCAAACAGACAGACAGCCCAGTCGTAGTATTTTGATTCCTTAGCTGTCCGTTCTGAGCAGTGAAAGTATTGGCTGCCGCCAATCCACCTCCCATTAGCAACCAATCAGAAGCGTCTCTAAGAACTGTAGAGCCAGTGGTGATAGGAGAAGTTGACCCAGTGGTAGCAGCGGTCGTGACATCTACCAAATCCACGCCAGTGTAGGATGCTGCTACTCCTGCGCAACGGAATCCAGTAGTGACATTGACAGTTATAGTTCCAGACGCTGCCGCATGTGGGGTATTAGAAGACCAGACTTCTACAGTAAGACCAGATTGTGCTATAGAGTTATTCCGAAAATAGGTGTTTCCACCTCCATCTGTAATGCTCGTTACGAGATTTCCATTGTTGGTGGAGATAACTACAACTACGATCTGAGCATTAGATGAAGAAGACAAAGCGATAGTGAATGATGTGCCCGAAGTAAGAGACTTTGCTCCTACTGCCGAGGTTCCAAATCCTATCGCCATCTAGCCTCCACCTATCACATTTCCAAACGATGTGGCTCCTTCGGAGCCGTAGTGTGAAACAGACTCTTGCGCAGAAAAGATTTCAGGAGGAGGTTGCAAAGCTAGAATGACCCCTGTTCCTCCAGTCGTATTCCCGTTTATTGTGATGGTAGCTTGGTAGGCTCCAGTGACAGACACAGACCTATCTTCTATACCAGCTCCTATAGCAGGTGGACCTCCACCAATCGTATTCCCTCTCAGACTGTATCCAGCTCCTTGCGTGAAAGTATTACCAGCGGTTAGTAAACCATAGCAGGCCACCAGCATTTCGTTCGGTTGTGAAGTCGTAGTAGTAGTTCCAGTCAGCAAGGGATTTCCGGAAGTGATAGCCCCCAAATCTCCCTTGGCCATCTTGTCAAGTGCAGACAGGTAATTAGCAGTCCCAGAATACTGCGCTACCGACATCGCAGTGAGGGTTGGGCTTCCATTGGAAGAGATCGCTATGTTATCCGTCCCGCTGTTGATTACAGTTCCGATCCATATAGCAGTGGTACAAGAATTTGCAGAATCCGTCCAGGGACTTCCTGACAGTTGAGTCCAGTTTATATTCGCATCTGTTATGGAAAGAGTTCTTCCAGGAGAATTCGCACTTCCTACGGCTACCACTAGATTTCCAGCAGTGACCGCGAGGTTCTGGTTGACGGAAGTTCCACCAGAACCACCAGCGGCTTGATTGACAAAAGCAATCATATCAGTTCACTATATTCCCGAACGCTTTGACTCCCTTAGACCCATAGCTAGAAACATGAGAGAATTTAGATGGAGCTTGAACTGCAGACGCCGGGGCCTTCAAAGCGAAGAAGTGCATGTTCCATGGCGTAGAAGCTCCTACAGTCATAGAGGCGCTGTAAACTTTAGTCGTGGTAACATTGACATCCTCTACGGCTATGACGTTGGAGAATCTCAGAGTATACGTATCTCCTTGCCCGTCATTTCCAGCAGACAGAGCACCACCACTGTTCGTACTACCGAGTCCTATCAGTGTATCCGTAGGATTCAGTGTCAATATGCTCGTGCTCAAGAGAGCAGTGCTCCCTCCTATAGATTTTCCAGTGTCTGTAGAAACGTCTATAGCTGTTATCTTATCATTGCCAGAATATTCGGCCATGCCAAGATACCAGCCACTAGAAGTAGTTAGATTGACAGTGACCAGACCAGAAGAACCCGCAAATGACGGAGTGTAGAAAACCTGTGTTGAAAAAGCTGCGTTGTGTAAAACTGGTAGCGAAAACCAAGAGCTTCCACCATCGCTTATGGTAGAAATGGCACCAGTAGAACTTCCTATCCAAACGATGCCAATGATAAAATCTCCGGCAGTCGGTACTGGAGAGAACGTTCCTGTCGCTACACCAGCAGTTCCGCTAGCTGTCGTCACGCCTCTTATGTATTGTCCAGGCATCTACATTCCGTAACAAGAAACAGAATTGAACGTTAGAGCGCTAGTATTCGTGCCATCTGCAAATCCACTCATAGTGTTTTTGAAACAGTCCATCGCTGGAGTATTGTTCGCATGACCACCAACTGACTGAGCGTTCCAAGTCTGTGAGCCTGCCGCACCATAGGTAGGACCATCCGTTCCATAGATTGTTCCTCCAGATACTTCTGGACCGATAGGAGGATATGGCTCAGTGTTCCACCAAGCTGGCTTGGACGTCAGATAGAAAGAAGCTGGCATCGCTGACTGGCCTATTCCAGTGTCTCCAACGGTCGGTACGATATTAGGATAGACGCTAAGGCCAGAAGGAATCTCAGATGTGCTAGCGCAAGTGGTAGACCAACCAGTATCGCTCAAGCTTCCGCACCAACGGACAGCGGCGGTCTTCGTATCGTAGTTCCCCCAGCGCATAGAACTCGTAAGAACGAAAGCATCCGTCGGGACCGCGTTCGTGTCGCCACCGGCTCCTAGGATGAAGATTGCATTGTTCGCGGCTCCAGCACTCTGATACGTTGTCGCGACTCCGCTTCTTCCCATCACGTTTCCTACGTAGTGCGAATATCTAGAGTAGGCAGCCGAATATGCTGCGTCTGTCTGCGTGCTCTTTCCTGGTTCCCACCCAATGTAGTAGTTGCGAAACAGCGTGTTCATCAGGTGCCCACCATGGATGTTGTCGAAGACGAGACCGTTGCCGACGTTCCCTTCGTAGAGATTATACATGGATGTAGCCGAGTGGGTCCAGAGCGAGAACCACATGAAGCTATCATCCGAGACGTCAGTATCGTAGATAGAATAGTTGTAGGCTACGACTGTCCCAACATCTGGGCCTTCGTAGACTATTGTCGAGCGGCACTTCTGGATGATGTTCGTCTCTATCTTCAGATAAGAACTGTAATCGGGCGAGATACAATATGGATCACTGTTCTGAGCGCCATAGGAATAATTGCGCTGCACGTCTACGTGGTCGGATTCGAACATTCTAACAGAGTATTTTCCGGGATTTATAAAACGGTTTCCAGTCACCCAGCAGTTCTGGCATCCGTATAAGACGAGCGTGCCTCCTCCTGAATTTATGCCGCTAGAGTCTATAGACATGTTCTCGAATCCAACATTATTCACCGCGTTGTAGAGCCACACTTGCGGAGATTGTCCGCTTGCCCAATTCGGAGAGACTATGGGATCAGCAATCGTAACGATATTTCCATTGATTGCCGTTGCGTAAGTGATTTGGATCTGACTGCGAAGAGTACGATAGGCGTTCGATGGTGATTCACCGATGCAACCTGTAGGACCAGTTGAAGAGTACACTTGCGAGCACACATAGAAATTTCCGTTGTCTGTTTCAGTGCCAGAGCACGGAACTCCAGTAGTTCCTGTGTCACACTGATCCATCACTAGCATGGTCTGGTTCAATGTTATTCCAGCCACTGATGCAAGCGTCAAGAAGCTAGTGCCTTGCGCGTACCCAGAGGTCCAATTAGTACCAGATGGATTCCCGCTAGCAGCTTGATTTGGCCCCTGCACACAAAGCAATGAGCCTAATCCATTGCAGCTCCCTGCCGCCGTGAAAGTTATAATGGTCTGATCTGCTCCACTGCCACGAAGAGCCACGTTGCTTTTTGTGATGTTGATTCCACTGCTAAGAGAATATGAACCAGCGGCCAGCAGGACATACTGATTCGTTCCACAATTCGTTATAGCCGTGTTTATCGTAGCCGCGCTAGAGCCAGCTGGAACAGTAGATCCGCATTGAGTCCAGCCAGAAGAATGACTGTTCTGGGCTCCGGCACGCTTCCAGTCCATTCCATGCGCTACAGAAAGGATGCCGGACCAAGGAAATGCGGGATTGACGGTGATAGTCAAATTTGTCGGCGCGCTCTGCCCCTGTCCATAGACTACGAATGCCCACAGAAAGAACACTAGGAATCTAGCAAAAAACTTTTTCATATCGCTACCCCCACGTTTAGTACAGCCATATTTCCAATCGGATCTGTAGCCATCACTGAAAAATTGAATACGCCTTGAGTTGTCGGCGTTCCCGTGATATTTCCAAATTGATCCATAGTAAGACCGTCTGGGAGAGCGCCGGATATCAGAGACCAGTAGTATGGCGGAACTCCTCCACTGGCCGTGAGAGTCACGCTATACGGAACTCCTACAGTCGCGGCAGGCATACTAGAAGTCGTAACGATCAGGGCATAGGTAGAAGTCGTAGATACTGGAGGCATGCTCGGTGCTGGCAATGGATGGAATTGGATTGTGGATCTCATCAGCTCACCAGTATCAGCTTGCTTTTCTTCTCTTCCCAGTTCTTGCAGACGTACTCTACCGTTTGCGTTATGGAGTTTTCTATTCCGCCACCAGTGCCTTGGTTTCTGAATATCGTAGCGCCAGGATAGAACGGCGAGCCGCCATGATCTAGGAATCGCCAGTCAGAGTTCGTAGCCAGAACTATCAGTAGATTCCTGCCAAGAGCGCTGGCTAGGCACATCGGGCCAGTTTCCACAGACACGACAGCATCCAAGTTCACCATAAGGCCAGCCAGATCTTCCCATGTAGATATCCTTACATTTTCCACTGGTTCAGGCAGTTGGACATCGTGCTGCAAATTGACCCAGTCTACAAGATGGTCTGTCCTGCACACTAGACGCATCGCTTGGCCCATATTCATAGAGTGGATCTTCCTGCCGATGTTGCGCAGTTCTCCACCACGCCAACAGAGACCTAGGACCGGTTTGCTCCTTTTGTCTATCCTATACTTGTTGATAGATTGTGGTGAAGGTGTGAACGCTGGTAGTTTTGGCACCGTAGAAGGAGTGCTGCCTAATAGACCTAGAAGATTCATAGTGGTAGTCCAGTGCGAAGCGTCCAGTCTAGTTCTAGGTTGAGCCAGTCTTTCTGGGCCGCACCAAGAAGCTCTTTCGTAGAAACCACGCAGCTCTTGGATTGGTGAATACAGCCAATTGATATTTCTCTCCGTCAAGAGAGGCAGATATCTGCAGAACGTAATGCTGTCTCCAGCTCCGCCTTCGTCGAGCACGACCAGCCTGTTTGGAATTTTCTTGCCGTCCCATTCCTTCACTTCTAAAGGAGTGCCTGCCATCAGCGCCGCTTCTTCCTTAGATTGCCGACACGTATTGTAGAGAAGCAGGCCTCTCTGCCAGTCTCCCTTCTTCAGTAAGGACTCCGCGTACGCAAGGCGAGCATATGGCTCTTCTGGGTCCATTTCGTAGGCCATCGCAAGAGCCTTCAACGCGCCTTCGTAATCCCCGTAGTCCTTCCATATCAAGCCTAGATTGGTTGCGACTATGACGTTGTGAGGATCTTTTTGGAAGGCTTGCTCTGCGAGGGGAATTGCGGCTTCAAGGTCACCGAGAACGAAATAGCACGCTGACAGTTTCGTGAGATTCGACACGGTCGGGCGTAGCTGGCAGAAATACTCCAGCTGCCTGACCGCAGCTTTCGCTTCCTCTACGGACATGAATCCGTA